CCTGACGTTTATCAGGACGGCGGCGATCAAGAAGATGAAGAAGCCCTGGTTCCTCGGTGTTCCGAACGAGCAGGGCGGCTACGACGGCGGCCACACCGACGAGGATCTGTACTTCTGGAAGCGATTCAGCGAGGCCGGGAACAAGTTGGGCATCGCCACGCAGATCAGCGTCGGCCACGCCGAACTGATGATCACCTGGCCGTCCCGCCAGGTCGAGGGCGGCAAGATCCAGCAGCACACGACCGACTTTTGGAACAACGGGCGAAAGGCGCCCAAGGAAGCCTGGGGGGCAGTGCCATGAAGATCCGCATCCTGAAGTCGTTTTCCGGTTACCGCGCCGGCCAGGAGTTCGACTGGGGCGACGGCATGGCCCGCATCTACATCGCCCGCGGCATGGCCGAGCGGGTCGAGGAGCGGGTCGTCGAGACTGCCGCCGTCGAGGAGCGTGCCGAGCAGGCCACGATCCAGCAGCCGGCCAAGAGGAGGGTAAAGTGACCGTCAGCATCACCTACGGGTCGCCGCAGCAGCCGTCCAGCGGCATCACGCCGTATCGCAGCCTCGTCCGCTACGCAGCCCCGTCCGTCGAGCCTGTGACGCTCGCCGAGGCGAAGGTGCAGTGCAAGGTCGATACCAGCGACGACGACGCCTACATCTCAAGCCTGATCACGATGGCGAGGCAGTACGTCGAGGATACGCTGGACATCAGTCTCATCTCACAGACCTGGGAGGCTCGGTACGACACCTTTCCGCTGTGGGAGATCATCCTGCCCCGCCCCCCGATGGCGAGCGGCACGGTCACGGTCACCTACCGCGATGAGGGTGGGCAGACGCAGACGCTCTCGTCCGCGTCAGCCGCCTTCCAGACCGACCACTACGCCACACCAGGCCGCATCTACCCGCTCTACGAGGGCGTCTGGCCTGCCGTCCGCGGCGACGAGAACAGCGTGGTCGTCCGCTGGCCGGCTGGCTACGGGGCCAGCGGCGCCAGTTGCCCAGGAGTCACCAAGACTCTGATTCTTCTGTTGGTCGCCCACTTCTACGAGCATAGGCAGCCGGTTGTCGCGGGCTTCAGCCAGGTCGTCGATGTGCCGCAGACATTCCACACGCTCCTGGCAGCGTCTGGATGGGGTGGATACCGATGAGCCTCTCGGCACAGGTACAGGCGACGGTAACGGCTCGCAGGCTATCGCAGAGCGGCCTGACGCAAGCCATCACCGAGCACCCGCTGTCGTTCTTCTTCGACGTAGGCGACTGCACGACCGTGTGGAGCGACCGCAGGACGTTTTCCAGCGGGTTCGATGAGATTGATTTTGCTGCCACAGGACTGTCCGTCGTCAAACTGCTGTGCCTGAAAAATCTGTCGCAAACGAATCAGATCGCCCTCTCGGCCGGCTGGACGGGCAGTCAGTTCAGCGTCTTCAGGCAGGACGTGACCAGTTGGAACTTCAGCCCGATGATCAACCTGGGCAGCCTGACGCTGCGGGGCTACCCGATCCGCGAGGGCGGCGCGTTTCTGCTGTCCTGCCCGAACTCCGCTGGGTTCGGCACAACCGTCGGCGGCAGCATCCTCCGCGTCGGCGGGACGGCTGGGCAGGAATACGAAATCTACGTCATGGGGACTTGAACGATGGCACTCGCTGCCCAGATCCAACTGTCGATCCTGGCCCACGAAACGTCGAGTGGCGACATCTCGCGGACACTGCGTGCCACGCCGGCCAACTATGCGCTCGCGCTGACGGACGGCACCGGGGCGAATCAGGCCCAGGTCGTGTGGAGCGACTCGCGCACTATTGCCACAGGTGCATACGAAGACCTTGATCTGACTGCGCTGCCGGATGATCGCGGCGTCGTCTCTTTCTCTTCTGTGTCTGTTCTGTACATCAAGAACAACTCTCCGGCTGATTACATTCTCATTGGCGGCGAGTGGGACAACAGCGCCGAGCCGCAGCACCCTTGGGGCTTTGCGTTGAGGAGGGGTGCTGGCGGCGGATCGTACATCCTCCGCGGGGGCGCGTGCGTCTTCGTGTCGCAGCCGGCAGACGACAAGATGCCAGTTTTCAGCACAGACAAGCGACTGCGAATTAGCGCCAACGAGGGGGCTGTCGGCGCCTACGACATCGTCCTCATCGGCGAAGGCACGGTCACATGATCATCGGCCGGATGCGAGAGCGCGTGACGATCAAGTCGCAGACGGAGTCGCGCAGCCCGTCCGGCGAGATGACGTTCAACTGGGACACGACCGTCGCGACTGTCTGGGCCAGCGTGGACGGCCTGTCGGGCAGGGACATCCTCCAAGCCCAGCAGGCCAACGTCATCGCCACGCACAGGATTCGCATTCGCTATCGAGCCGACGTGTCGCACACGAACCGCATCATCTGGCGAAACAGGACGATGGAGGTGGCGAGTGTCGTCGAGCGAGACAACCGCTCCGTCCTTGAGATGCTCGCGCGGGAGGTGCAGTAATGGCACTGATGATCGACGCAACGATGCCGCGCGACTTCTCGGGCCAGACGGCGAACGAGATTGTCTCGGGTTTCGTCAGCGTCCGCACGTTCGGCGCCAGGGAAGTTGCCCAGGCACTGGAAAGGATGGCAATTCGCGCCGGGCAAGACCCAGGAAGGCTCAAGGCCAGGGCGGCGACGAAGGCAGCCAAGATCATCGAGAAGGCGTACAAGGACAAGATCCGCAACGTCACGGGGAACCTCGGCAAGTCGATGACGACGCGGATTCGACAGTACGACGGCGCGACCGTGGCCGTCACGGGGCCGCGTGTGACTGGTGCCGTCGGCGCTGACCCAGAGAAGGGAAGTGGTAATCACAGTTGGCTCCTTGAGTTCGGCACGGGGCCGCGAAAGCCAGGATCACAGAGCCGCCGCGCGTATGTCAACGTGCATCAGGCGATCAACGGCCGTATGAAGAAGGTCGGCGGCTTCAATAACTCCCAGTTTGAGAAGATGGGCCGAGGCTACTACTTCCTCATGGGAAGCAAGAACGAGCCGACGCGGCAGGCCAAGGCGGGGAGCGGATATCCGCACGATTTCCTCCCTGACGGCAAGGGAGGAACGCGGCCGTTCTTTCTTCGGCCCGGCGAGACATACGGTGCCATGCCGGCCCAGCACACGATGGAGCGAACGATTTCAGAGAACTCCTCGGCTGTCATGGCCGCCCTGATCGCAAATATGCAGGGATACATTGACGAGTTGTCGAAATGATCATCAAGCCAGAGGACTACATCTATTTCCGGCTGGTGTCGTCGCCGGCCGTGGCAAGGATCGTGGGCTTCAACGTCTACCCGATCGCCGTGCCTAAGTCGGCCGGGTTTCCGTTCATCGTTTACAAGCGGCAGAACATCATTCGAGAGTCGAGCCTGACAGGGCCGATGTTCATGCCGCTCCTGTCGATTCAGGTGGCCTCCTGGGCCATGTCGCACGACGCGGCAAGGGAACTAGGGGACGAGGTTCGCCTTGCTCTGGATGGCAACACCGGCACTGCCGCCGGGGCTACAATACAAGATATGAGGCTAGTCTCCGAGACGGACGACTACCTCGACCCCACGGCCGTCGGAGCACAACTCCCGCCGGCCTACGAGGTCAGGCAACTGTATCAAATCAGGTGGCAAGAAGCCGCTTCGTAACCTACAGGTCACGACACTAGCGCAAGGAGGCGCGACACATGGCTGGAGTTTCCGCACAGGGGCTGACGTTCTCGTTCGGCGGCACGACCCTCACCGTCACCTCGGTTCAGGTCAATGACACGCAGGATCTCATCGACGGCAGCCACCTGGGCATCGCCCCGAACGGCAAGCGGGAGTACGTCGGCGGCTTCGCGACCGACCGCGAGGTGCAGATCGATTACATCTCGACGAACGTGCTGTCTGCCGGCACCAGCGGCGCGCTGTCCATCACCGGCCCAATGTCCTTCAACGGCAACGCGACTCTGTCGTCGGCGTCGATCGGCGGCTCCGTTGGCGCCCTTATCAGCGGGAGCGCGACCTTCCGAGTCGCGTAACGCGACATGGCTGGGTTCACAGCGCAAGGGGCGACGTTCACGTTCGCTGGATCGCTCGGCAGTTTTGCCGGTGCGATCACGGGCATCAACGTCGAGACGCCCGTCGCGGAGATCGTCGATATGACATCTCGCGACGACCCGACGGGCCACGCGATCAAGGTGCCGACAGGCGAGTGGACGGGGGGCCGCATCTCCGTTGACTACATCGCCGTGCAGGGTACAGGCGACCTTCAGAGCCTCGTCCGCGGCGTCGGCAGCCTGACGTTCTCGTCGGCAAGGCTCAACGTCACGCGACGTTGCATCCTCGAATCTGCAAATACGGAAGGTCGAGTCGGCGACCTGATCCGCGGTTCTGCAACCTTCATTCCGACTGATTACCAAGGAACCTGACAGATGGCTTTGAGCAAGGCGAAGATCCTGGCGGCGAAGGACGTGAAACTCTCGGCGGCGATCCCGGTGCCGGAGTGGGGCGGCGACGTGTACATCAAGACGCTCTCCGGCACCGAGCGGGACGCCTTCGAGGACGCCTACTCCGAGAGCCGGATGAAGCAGTTCCGCGTCCGCTTCCTCGTCCTCACGCTCTGCGACGACTCCGGCGAGCGTCTCTTCGGCGACTCCGACATCGACGAACTGGGCAAGAAGAACAGCGTCGTCATCAACCGCCTCTTCGACGCCGCGTGGAAGCACAACGCGCTGACGAACGAGGCCGTGGAGTCGCTGGGAAACGGTTCACCGAACGACCAGAGCGGAGGTTCTACTTCACCCTAGCGCTGGCGCTGGGGAAGACGGTCAAGCAACTCCTGGCCGAGATCGACAGCGAGGAGTTGGCCGAGTGGTACGCCTTCGACCAGCGGTGGCCGCTTGGCAACTCCTGGCAGCAGACCGCCAGGATCTGCCGGACGATCATGGCGGCCAGCGGGAACTACAAGCGGATACCTGACGAGGACGTGTTCATACCGGCCACGAAGAAGCCGAAGCAGTCGCAGGACGCGATGATTGCCGAGTTGATGAAGTTGCAGAATCCTCAAGGATGAGACAATGGCCCGCGGCTACCTCGGCAAAATCTCTGCTGTTGTCGCCATCAACACTGGTGGCGTTAAGCCAAGCCTCAACACCGCCAAGAAGGACATCGAGTCTTGGGGCAGCACGGTTGGGTCGCGTATACGCGCCACTTCAGAGGCAGCAAAACGCTCTGTAGAAGGCATCTTCACGCCTCTCCAGAAGTTGCAGGCGGCTGTTAACGCCGCCAATCGCAACCCGCTCAAACTTGACATTCCGAACGTCCGAGCCTACCTAGACCTGGCGAGGGCTGTCGAGCAGATCAGCAAGCCGCTTGGTGCGGCCCAGAAGCAGTTCACCGGCCTGTCGCAAGGTGTCCAGACGGAACTGCTCCCTGCGTTTCGGGCAGCACAGAAGCAGGCCACGCAACTATTCGACGCTATCTCGTCGGGCGCGAAGGTTAGCGACCGCGACTTCGCGAACACTGAAGCCAGGATCAACCGCGTCATCCAGGCGATTAGCCGGGCCAACGAGGCCAGCCAGGCCGTTCGCGGCTTGGCGACCGGCCAGGAGTTGCGGTTTCGCAACCCGGAGTTCCTGCAAGCCACAAACCGGGCTTCCTCGCTCCAGCAGCAGGCAGCAGCCTTGTCGCCAGAGGCTATTGCGGGCCGAGGGATCGTCAATCTCATCGGCCAGCAGCGACAGGCTGCCGACGAGGCCGAGCGGCTGCGGAGCACGATCGAGCGGATCACGATTACCCGCCGAGGCGATGCGCAGGTCGCGCAGCAGGCGTACTCGCAGCAGTTGGCTGCTCTAGAGCGAATCAACGACGAACTACAGCAGCAGATCGGACTCGCGCAAGCAGCGGCCGGTAGGAGGTCTGCGTTTGATTCGCAGGAACTAGACCGTCGGAGCGGAGCGCTTGCACGACGCAATGCGAACTCATTTGAGGACGCGACTGCCGGAGTCATGGGCTTCTCAAGGGGCCAAGACGAGAGACTCATTGGCCGCATCACGCCATCCATTGACAGCGTGATCGTCAGGATCAGAGAGTTAGACCAGCAGTATCAGGCTCTCCCAGAGGCAGCAAGGGCGGCGCTTGATCCACAAGTAAATCAACTGAACTCCATCGCCAACGCAGCCAGAAGTGGAGCAGCGAGCGTCGGCGTTCTTGAAGACGCATACAACAGAACCCGCGTGAGCGTTGAGAGCGCAGCGGAGGCAGTAAGGGCGTCGGAGTTTCAGTTCACGCCTGGTGACCCAACGGGCGAGTTCGGCCCGCCTCGGCCGTCCACGCCCCTGCCACCTGACTACCTCCGCGGCCGCGCTGTATCCGAGGCCAGCGCGGGCCTCGGCACTGACATCGCAGGCCCACAGCGTGCGCTCGACAACCTCCGAGGCGCCATCGGCTCCGTCAAGGGTCAGATCGACTCGCTGCCTGCTGGCCTGCGCGGACAATTCATCCCTGCAATCCAGGGCGCAGAGGCAGAGTATCGACGACTGTATTCGACTGCGAGAGTCACGACGGCAGAGATCCAAGAGTCGGCCACTCGGCTCGCCACGCTGGAACAGGGCATCTCCAGGGCATCCAGTGCCGCCCGGCAGTTCGGAGGCACGTTCGCCCAGTTCAGGGACAGCCTTGAAGCCAGAGGCGCTGCCGGCGGCCTTGAGTTCCTGCGCACAGCCCTGGCTAGGGCGACTGGTGACGCAACCAGAGCCGCCGCAGCCGTTGACAGGCTCGCCGAGGCATACCAAGAGGCAGCGAGCACGCCGGGCGGGTTTCAGCGAAACGCTGCGGAACTTCAGCGGCTCTCAAACGAGGCAATCGAGGCGACCGCAGCCGTCGAAGGCGTCGGCCAGAGCCAGGCGGCACTGCAACGGGGATTCGCCAGGACTGGCGACGTGGCCCGCGGTGCCTTCGGCAACACCGGCCTCGCCATCCAGCAGGCAGCGTTCGCTATCGACGACTTCTTCTCGGTCACTGGCGGCCTCGACCAGCGCATTCGTGCCGCCGGAAACAACATCTCGCAACTCGGCTTCATCATTGGCGGCACGACAGGCTTGATTGCCGGCATCGCTGCGTCTATCGGCTCGCAGTTAATCGTCGCCCTGATCAGATGGTACAACGAGGGCCGCACGACGGAGGATCAGGTCAAGTCGCTCAACGACGCGCTCGCTCGTCAGAAGTCGCTCGTCGAGGATCTGAAGCAGGCGTTTGAGTCCCTCGGCGACTCCATCGCAAGGCGGGCGTTCTCGGAGCCGGCGCAGCAGGCGAGGGAGTTTGCCAAGTCGCTTGATGAAATAACAAAGAAGCAAAAAGAGTCAAGGGAAAAGAGGATCGCCGACCTCGACCCGTATGTGCAGCGAGAGCGTGCGGAGCAGGCCCGCATTCAACGCGAACTTGAGAACGAGCAAGACCCAAACCGCCGCGTGGTGTTGCAGCGTGATCTTCGTAGGGCGCAGCGTGGCGAGCGAGCAGTTACCGAGGGCTTGATTGCCGGAGCACCGACGACACAGCGTGACCGCGACAGAGAGATCGCTGGGCTTGAGCGTGTATTCACAGATGTAAACGACAGGCTGTTTCGTGAGGGCGGCGTCGGAAGACCTGTCGCTAGAAACCAGGCGCAGCAGTTGATCGCCAGCATCCAGGGAGGATCAGCAAGCGATCAGACTACGCAATTACGCGACCAGCAGCGAGCAATTGATAACGAGGCGAGGTCAGGACGACTTAGCAGGCCGATTGCAGACCAGGCCATCGCACAACTTGAACTTGTTATCAACAGGCTTGAGTTTGCTGCGGAAACAGCAACAGACGAACTGTCTGTTCGGATCGCCCGCTCCTCCTTCGCCGCCTCGCTCGCCATCGAGGATGCCCAGAAGGACGTTGCCGACGCCATCCGCCGCGGCGTGCAGGGTGCTGGTGAGTTCAGGAACGAACTTGACAAACTCGCCCGTGAACTGAATGCGGCGCAGACGGAACTAACGAACGCGCAGTCGATTGATAGCAGCCCTGAAGATCGAGAGCGTGCCGTCAGGGCCGCGGAGGCTCGGATCGCAGGAGTTCAGGCGAGACAGAACGAGGTCGATGCCCGCGCCAGGGCCGTTCGCACGGGCCGCACGTTCGGCGGCGATCGGACAACTGCGGCGCTGTCGGCGCTCCGCGGCGACGAGCGACTTGCAAACGAGTTCGCGAGAGCGCAGGCTTTCCTTATTCGAGAAATTGAGAAAGAAACAGATTTTAGAAGGAGACTTGACCAAGCAATAGCGTCTGGCGACGACGCTGCTGTGAAGAAGGCGACAGAGGAATTGGAGATTGCGCAAAAGGCCAGCGAAGCCGCCGCCGCCTATGGAGAAGCAGTCGTCGCGTTGGAGGACGCGCTTGGTCGCATTCGCAAGATTGCGTCCGGCGCGCTGTCGCAGTCCGAGCAAATCGCCGACAATGCGCAGCGCAATCTGACCGACAACCCCACGGCCAGAAACAGGCAGGCCAGGGACGAGGCTGAATTGCAGTTGATTCGAGATCGTGAGCGCATTGCTATGGCGAATAACGCGCTTGACAGTAGACGGTCTAGTATTCCAGGCGGAGGAGACAAAAGAATAGACGAGATCAATGCAGAGTTAGAGGCAATCACACAAGAGCGCAAGCGTCTTGAGGAGCAGGCCAGCAAGCCTGGTGGTGCGTATCCTACACCAGACGAAGTCCAGCGCCTCGCCGACCGAGAAGCGCAACTTCTCGCCGAGCGTGAGACAAGGCTGTACGAACTCACCGAGGCAGAACGAAGGCAGATCGACGCCATCAACGAGGAGATCGCCGCCAGAAGGCGAATGATTGACTTTGAGGACGAGGTTCGCAATCGGCGTAACCCCGTCGGCAACGACATCCGCGGCCTCGACCTTCTTGAGAGGCCAGGCCAGCAAGCCGCGCGCGAACTGCGTCAGCAGATCGCCGACATCCGCGCGGCCACGCAGGCAAATGTGGCACTAGCCATCAAGGAGGGCCGGTTCGGCGACATCGCCGCTGCGCAGCAGCAAGGCAAGGAAGCGGAGCGGAGAGCACAACTGGAAACCTTCCGCCAGCAAGCCCCAGCCATCTTCGGCCTCGCCGACTCCGTCGCCAACGCCGTCCTCCAAGGCCCGTCCCGCGCCGCCCTCCAGCCGACCGACGTTTCGACCGTCGAGGGGTCGCGCGAACTGACCCGCCTCCTCCGCGGCGACGACGCGGCGAAGGATCAGGCCAACATGGTCGAACTTCAGCGTGAGGCCAACCGCCTCCTCGACATCATCGCCAACGGACAGCCACAGGTAGCCAACTAGAAGGAGCATTGCAGTGGCAGACATCAGTTACAGCGTGTCGTACAGGGTATCGAAGGACTTCCTCAACGCCCAGGTGGCGGCCGGGAACATCACGGCCACCATGACCCTCACAGGGCTACAGACCCAGACTCTGACGCTCTCGACGAACGCCGTCAACATCTCGACGGCGAATCTGGGCCAGGTCGGCCTGGCGTTCTTGCAGAACCTCTCCACGGCCACGGCGTCCACCTGCGCCATCGGCATCGAGGCCGGCGGCTCGTTCGTCGGCTTCACGACCCTGCGGGCCGGCGAGCCGGCGATCCTGCGGATGACGCCCGGCACGTCCTACTCGGCCAAGGGCGTCAGCGGCACCCGGCTCCGCGTGGACATTACGGAGGGCTGAAATGCCTAAGATCACTCGCGAAATAACATCCGGCACCCAGTTCTCCCGGTCGTCGGAGAACAACACGGTCGCCGACACGCAGACGCGGGCCTTCCGCGTCATCCTGAGTGAGCCGAACGAGGTCTTCAACATTCAGGACGAGTGCCAGGTCAGGATCGGCGACCAGCACCCGTACAACACGAACATCTACTGCACGTCGTTCGACGCGAAGTACGAGGGCGACAGCCGGCTCGTCGTTCTCTGCACGTTCAACTACTCGTCTGGCTCTTCGCAGGAATCAAGTTCAGGGGGCCAAGATCCTTCGAGTTACTCACCGGACGTGCGGCCTGCGAACTGGTCAACGAGCACGTCACTGATTGAGACGCCTGTTTATAACTGGTTTTTTAGGCACAAATCATACGAATGGCTACCCGTAGAAACGGCGGCGGAAAATCCAGTCGGAGATATATACGAAGGAATAACTCGACTAACGAGCCTGGTTAATATATCTATTGAGCAGCCAGAGTTCGTCGATCCAACTCGACACAATATGTACGGAGGATACATCAATAGCGAGGAGATCAATCTCGGCTCGCTCAAAATGAAGCCGCATACCGTCATGTTTCGGGGCTGCCAGTCACAGCCGTATGTTGAAAGTTGGGGTGGATCGACGTACCGCGGCTGGAAGGTGACATACGAGTTTGCGTATAAGCGCAATGAGACAAAGATTCATCCTTTTGCTGAGGCTGCCAGTGAAGTAACCGTCGATCTTGGGTGGGACATCGCTGTTCCGCAGACCGGACTGAATGTCTTCGCTTTTGATCCGCCTGGAGTCGCCGGCCAAGATGACGTGTATGGTCAGCCGCTCCAGCATGGAGACGAAAACTCAGACGACGCCGTTCTTCGGCAATTTGCTGGCAGAATTGTCGAGCCTCCGCGACTATGCACCGGAATCGCAGCCGGCGAAAAGGTGCGTGCGATGGTCAAGGTCTTCTCCTACAGGGGCGGAGGCGCATCGCAGACACCGTCGGCCTCTCCCATTCCGCTCAACTACGGCGGAACGCCACGCAGCAAGGATGCCGACCCAAAAGTGTATGTTCTGGGCTACCAAGTCCAGCCATCCATCAATCTCACGACGACCCTGAAACTGCGGCTGACCTAATGTCTCGCCAAGAGCGGTACTTCATCGGGCCGAAACTGCTCTCCGACATACGCCAGGTCGTCGGGAGAGTGGACGGCATTGCGTACAGCACGTCTGGGCCGTCGCAGAATGTGATTCATCAGGGGTTGATGCAGGACTCGTCGTCGTCGTCGTCGTCGCGCCTCCGCATCGGCAAGACGACCGCGACGTGGAACAAAGGCACGCTCGCGACCATCACGCTCTGGGAGACTGGCACGCCGCCGAACGAGACGCAGGGCGGCGGCACCATCGAAAACGTCGTCAACAAGTGGGCCACGGTTGCCAGCGGCAAGTGGGTCGGCATCCAACGCGCCAAGAACGGCTCCTACTACCTCGTCGTTTCGGAGTGCTAGATGGACGTTCTGGCGTACATCGCGAGCGACCCGACCGTGCTGCCGCTGTGGGCGGCGTTTCTTTTCGCGGCAGGGATGTACCCGATTGGTCTGATTTTCGGATGCTCGCCGTGCTGCGAACCGTGCAATGTATGCGAAGAAGGATCGCTGCCGGAAACGCTCACCGTCACCGTGGAAGGCTACGAAGACACGACCCAACAGGGGCCGTTTATAACGTCGCTCCAGTTCGATTCGTGCTGGGATACGCTGCCGGAGCCCTACACGCCAAGCAAGCCGGCCGGAAGGATCACGGCGCCCGGCGGCACGCCGGGGCCGATCACCGCGACGGAGATTACCGATGGCGGATCGCGCTATGCGATCCTCGGGCGGGAGGCGCCCACGCTGACAATTACCGGCGGTTCCGGCACGGGCGCCGTGTTTTCCGCTGTGCTGGATGAATCAACGATAGGATGCGAAATCCCGGTCTGGTCGCTGGAATCCGCGACGGTCGAGGATGGCGGCAGCGGCTACGCGGACAACGAATCGGCAACGATCACGGCGGCAGTTGGCGATACCGTGGTGTTGGAAGCGGAGGCAAGCATCCGCACGGTGTTTGAACCGCCCACCGTGACGGTCGCCGCGACCGGCGCCGGAACGGGAGCATCGCTGACGGCAACGCTGCGAGAGAAAACCGGGCTGCCTTCGTATCAACACAAGGAATGGGAAATCGACACCATTTCGATCGTGGATGGCGGCAGCGGCTACGAAGAATACGACGCGCTAGATTTTACGGTCGATGTGGGCGAGGGCGGTGCGCTGGCGGTTGTATCCGTTGACGGCAGCGGCGTTATCGTTTCGGTGGCGATCGTGAACCGCGGCACGTTCTTTTACGATACGGGAGTGGTGGAATCGCTCTACGTTTACACTGCCGGCGAATACTACCGCGAGAATGCGGCGCTGCCCGCAATCGTCGCGCCGATCGACGTTACCGTGATCCAATCCGCGCTATCGCCTAGCGTCGGCACTGGCGCGGAGTTGCAGGCCAACGTGGACGATGACCCCGATAGCCCTACATTCGGGCAAGTTGTTTCGATAACAGTTCTAGACGGCGGCGCGAACTACCTTGCATACGAATACGTTCCGGCCGCGTGCTGCAAGGAATACCACAACGGAAAAACATACGTTCTACGGCGCGCGAAATCGCAGGGGGATCAACTGTTTCACGTTCTCGGCGGTATGTCTGGGCCATGCCGATATGAGCAAGCATTCTGCGGCGTGTACGGAAGCGGAGCGCTTTGGTATCCATCTGCCGGGCTTACTGGCCTTAACGGGATAGAGGTTGTCTACAACGGGCCGGCGGTTCCGCCTACTGTGCGAATCCAAGACGCGGAAACCCCCGGCTTGGCGGGCTGCAACCGCACGCTGGTTTCCACAACGCTGATCGAAAACTGTAGTGAGTTCTCATTCACCGCAACGAACAGCGCTGACGATGTGACGGCAACCGTAACGCCGGGCGGAACATACGATCCCACGTTCGGCGCAGGGATGGAAAACGAGCCTCACATTTTCACGGGATATAACCGCAGGTGTGCGCCGTGCTGCCACGGTGACGATACGCCGCCCGACGAAATCGAAATCGATTTGTCGGCTGCCGATGGGCCTTTTGTCGAACCCGTGACGTTTGTTTTATCGCAAGTGATCGGAACAACGTGGACATTTTCGCCGCCCGCAACCATAGGAGGGCCTAATTTCTTTTTCGCTTTTATCGATCCGCCGGGGGTCTATTTCGCGAATCTCGGGATTAGTGTTTCCGTAGAGCCTTGCCAGTTCACCGGATGCGAACATTGTTGGATGAAATGCCGAACGTCGGTCGGAATAGCGTATGTGCTTGGCGCTCAAACCGGAACCGGTGGCAGCGGAAGCGTCAGCGTGCTGTATTCAAACGCCCTTGATTGCGACGATTGCGATGACACTACCGAAACCGGAATCTGCGAACCCAAGCCAGGAACGTACACGCTAACTACAGACGAACCCTATTCCTACATTGACGACGGCAACCCTACGGGGGAGTGGACGATCGAAATCAAATGACGGCGCTTTGCAATTTCCGCGATTCGCTCACTTGCCCGGCCTGCGGGTATGTGGCAAAACACCCGCGAACGCTGCGACAATGCCGCCCGGTGCCGCCGAAGGTCTGGCAGCCCATCATGGTCGGCGACCTCGTCGAGCAGGCGCTGACCAGCGTCGGCATCACGAAGGAGCGGGTAGAGAAACTGACCCGCACCGAGGGCAAGCCGGGTGGCTGTGGCTGCGGTGCCAGGAAAAAGTGGATGAACGAGCAGGGGGCCAAGGTGCAGCACGCCATCCGCGATGCTGGCATGGCAGCATCGAAGTTCTACTTCGGAAAATGACGTTCCCTTCCCAGGCTACTGGCCTATACTACTGGCTATGCCCAGCGACCACCACTTCACGCTGCATGGCCTCCGGTGGCTCCTCCGGTTCACGCGGCTGCGCGGCCAGGCCGCCGGCTGGGCGTATCTGCCCGATGCGAAGCGGCCGCAGATGCAGCGCAAGATCCTCATCGACGACCGCCTGAAGAATCGCCCCCTCTTGGAGACGATCCTGCATGAGTGCCTCCACGTCTCGTTCCCGTCGGCCAGCGAGGAACACGTCACCGAAAGCGCCAGGGACATCGCCAGAGTCCTCTGGACACTCGGCTACCGCATCGACGAAGACAAAACTCCTTGACGCGATCCTCGGTGACGACGACCTCAACAGCGTCCGCTGGAAGACGTGGTTCGAGGATCTGCCGGAGGACGCCCAGGCAGAACTGTATCAGGTCAAGGCCGCATGGCGCAGCGGCATGATCTCGCGGGGCCGGCGAGCCGTCGCCAAGACGATCGCGAAGCACCTCCACGATCGCGGCTTGTCGCAGGTCGGCCACAGCGGAGTCGAAGCGTGGCTGTCAAAAGACTGATCGACGACGTGGCCGGCGAACAGGTCACGAAGAAGATCGACGGCGATGCCGTCGAGGCCCGCTCGACGAGCCGCCGCATCAAGACGGTGGACGACTTGCTGCGTCATATCGAGGCGGATATGACGCAGTACGTCGTCGCCGCGTCGGAGGCCACGAAGTGGGAGTGCGGCGACGGCGAAGGCGGCAGCATTGAACTGCACCGCGTCTTCGTCAGGCTCAAGCCGCGGGGCGGCCCGACGACCCGCGAAATCGTCGAGGGGATGATCCAGGCGGCGAAGAGGCAGATCCGGCTGCCGGCCCGCAAGGCCGCCAAGCGGACGGCGAGCGGCCAATGGCAACTCCTCGTAGTCTCCGACACGCACTTCGGCGCCTACGCCTGGAACCAGACAACCGGCGGCCAGGACTACGACCTGGGCATCGCCGAGGCCCGCGTGGCTGACGCTGGCAGCAGGCTCCTGGCCGTAGGCGATGACTGCAAGCCTGCCCGCCGCACGATCGCCCTGCTGGGCGACATCTTCCACTTCGACACGCCGGCCGGCACGACTACCTCCGGCACGCCGCTGGAGCGGGATGGCCGGCTCCAGAAGGTCTTGAATGTCGCCTGCGATGTGATCATCGGCGTCATCGAGCGGTCAGCGGAGACGGCGCCGACGGACGTGGTCGTCGTGAATGGGAATCACGACGAGGTTTTAACTTGGGCGCTTCAGCGAGTTCTCGTCGAGCGGTTCGCCAGGCACCGCGGCGTGCAGATCGACCGCGAGTTCACGGGCCGCAAATACATCTGCCACGGCAAGAACCTCCTCGGCTTCGCCCACGGCCACAAGGCGAAGGCCAAACTCCCGCAGATCATGGCGCTTGAGCGGCCGCAGGAGTGGAGCCAGAGCATCTACCGAGAGTGGCACACCGGACACCTCCACCACCAGGCCGCCGCGAACAACAAGCCGCTGGACAGTCTCCAGGGCGTGATCGTGCGAACGGCACCGACGATCTGCCCGCCGGACGACTGGCACTCAACCGGCGGCTTCATCGGCGCGCGGCAGTGCATGGAGACGTTCTTCTACCGGCCAGAGGGCGGCCTGACGGCGATGCACGTCGCGGGAGTCGAGCCATGATCCTCGAACACCGCTCTGACCTCGACTGGCTGCGGCAGGCGTGCGTGGCGGCCACGGGGTCGCACGACCCCAGCACCCAGAACGGTGCCGTCCTCGTCCCAAGGAGCGGCTACGTCACGCTCGCGCACAATTCGATCCCGGCTGGCATCAACCCGCTGCCGGGCCGGCTGGATCGGCCAGTCAAGTACGACTTCGTCGAGCACGCGGAGCGGGCGGCGATCTACAAGGCGGCCAGAAACGGCACGCCGACGCTGGGGGCCAGGCTGTACTGCCCGTGGTTCGCCTGTGCCGACTGCGCCAGGGCGATCATCTGCTCCGGCGTGATCGAGGTCATCGGCCACATCCGGCCGCGGGCGGCCACGCCGGAGCGGTGGACGGCGACGATTGTGCAGGCCGAGGCGATGCTCCGCGAGGCCGGCGTCGGGATGCGCTGGCTGGCCGGGCCTGTGGGCGTGACGATTCGCTTCAACGGAGAGGAGATGAGGCTGTGATTATTGGGCTTTGCGGGCAGGCTGGGGCTGGGAAAGGGACGGTCGCGGAAGCCCTCGCATGGCGAGGGTTCGCGACCGTCTCCTTCGCCGACCCACTCTACGCCGCCATATCCGCCATCACCGGCCTGCCGGTGTCCGACCTTCAAGACCGCACCAAGAAGGAGGTGCCGATCGACTGGGTCGGCACATCGCCCAGGCGGCTCTTGCAGACCCTCGGCACCGAGTGGGGCAGGCAGATGATCCGCGACGACATCTGGATTCAGGCGACCATGCGGCGGATGCTGCCGGGCGGCGACTACTGCGTCCCTGACGTGCGTTTCGACAACGAGGCGGCGGCGATCCGCGAGGCCGGCGGGCGGATCTGGCGGATCGTGCGGCCGGGCCACGCCGTGCTCGACGAGGCGGCGGCGGCACACGCCAGCGAGGCGGGGATCAGCGAGCAGTACATCGACGCCGTGATCGTCAACACCGGCAGCCTCTCAGACCTGGCAACGGCCGTGGAAACCGCCATGACGAGGCTACTGGCCGGTACAATGGAGGTATGACTGCGCAGGAGTTAGGGCAAGGAATGCTGGATGCGATGCTCCGTATTGGAGAGCGGTTCGGAGTGCCGTGCCTGATCCTGGCGGTTTTGCTGTATTTCACTCGGGAGGCAGCGATTGCCGTTCACGGCACTGTGCTACAGCCAGTCGTGCGGAGTCACGTCGAGTTCCTCGAAACGACGAGCGAGACGCTGCGTGAAATCGGCGACGTGCAGCGGCAGCAGGCACAGGCTCTTGGGGAACTCTCCAAGGGACACAACGAAATGCGAGTGCTTGTCAGAGAGTACGTCGAAGGCAATCGCAGGGGGGGGTAACTGATGGGATACGATCAGACCCCAGGAAACCTTCCGATATCGTTCGTCCGCGGCGACTCGTTTTCTTCGCTGCTCGACTTTAGCATCAACCTGACTGGCTACACGTTTGCAGCCTCGCTTGTCTCTGTCGTGACGGGCGCAGAAGTCGCGGCTCTGACATCTTCTGTCGTGTCGGCGTCGAACGGCCAGGTCAACGTCTCGCTGACATCGACGCAAACTCTGGCCCTAGCACGCGGGACGTATCAGTGGAAGTTTGTCTGGACGCAAGGCAACGCCGTCCGTACAGCACTGACTGGCTTTGTTGAGGCGCTGTGATGCCAATAGAAGCAAAAGCGTCAAACGAGCAGATATCTGTTTCCGTAGGCGAAACGCAGATTGACGTGGCCGTGAGCGGAGGCGTCGGGCCTACGGGGAGTAGCGGCGTTGTGTCTGTTGCCGCGCCGCTCACAAACTCCGGCACATCGACGGCCGCTTCAATTGGTCTGTCCGTCGGCTCTGGCCTTTCGGTGTCCAGCGGCAGCCTCGTTGTAACTCCTGGGACATATGCGGCAGCAAGCCATACGCACACGGCATCGCAGATCACCGACTTCACGACGGCGGTCGTCGCCGCCGCGCCGCCCACGACCAACGCGAGCCTGCTGACCAGCGGCACGCTGCCCGATGCCAGGCTGTCGAGCAACATCGCCCGCACCATCGACATCTCATCGGCCGTCGCGTCCCTGGTCAACTCGTCGCCCGCCGCCCTGGACACGCTCGGCGAGTTGGCTGCGGCCCTCGGCAACGATGCCTCGTTCGCCACGACGGTGACGAACAGCCTGGCGGCGAAAGCACCGATCAACAATCCCACGTTCACCGGCACCGTCGGCGGCGTCACGAAGGCGATGGTGGGGCTTGGTAATGTCCAGAACGTGGACGCAACGGCGAGGGCGAACCACACCGGGACGCAAGCCATCTCGACTGTGACCGGGCTTCAGGACGCCCTCGACGGCAAGGCGGCAACGTCGCACACCCACGCCGCGTCGAGCATCGTCAGTGGCACGCTGGACTTCCCGCGGCTGCCGTTCACGGTGACGTACCCGGTGCGTGCCGTGCATGTCGGCGGTGTCCTTCAGTTCAACTCCGGGGCGTTCTTCACGACGCCTACCTACGGGCAGCCGGGGGCCGCGGCGTGCGATCTCGGGACGTTGGCGACGATGCAGTACCCGGCAACGTCTGTCGCCGTGGACGTGTCGGCAAATGCGGCGCAGTACCTCACCGACAACCCCGGCCGCGCGCTCACCTACTCGTCGCTGGAAGTCGCGTTGATCGACGCCGCCAACCGCATCGTCGGCTGGGGAGCGACGGCGTCGAACCCGTCGCTCAACGCGCCCAACGGCACCGGCGGCACCAGCATGACGGTGTCGCTGCTCGCGTTCCCGACGTTGTCGGCGGCGTGGGTTCTCGGTGGCGGGCCGACAACCGGCACGAACGCCGCCGACATCGCCCCAATCACGGCCTACAAACTCTGCCAGAGCAGGCACCTCGACCTCGACCGCACCGATTGGGCGAACATCCCAAACAAGCCCACGTTCGCCACGGTGGCGACCAGCGGGTCGGCTGCCGACCTCACCGGGACGCTCGCCGCAGCGAGGCTCCCGGCCAGCGGCGTCTCGACCGGCACCTACACCAGCGTCACGGTGGACACCTACGGCCGGGTGACGGCCGGGTCGTCCCCGGCGGTGGCCTACTCGTCCCTGTCCGGTGTGCCGTCCACGTTCGCTCCGTCGGCACACACGCACGGCAACATCACGAACGACGGCAAAATATCGGGGGACAATGCCGGAAAAATCCTGCTGACGGACGCCAACGGATTCATCATCGCCGCTGATTCGTTTGAGTTTGGCAGCGGCGTCGGACAGATACATATCGACGGCCTGGCTACAGTTGCGTATACCGGAAGTTATGCAGACCTGACGGGCAAGCCGACGATCCCGGCCGCGTACACGCTGCCGACCGCCACGGGCAGCGTTCTCGGTGGCGTGAAGATCGGGAGCGGCATCAGCATCGACGGCAACGGCGTGATCTCGGCGTCTGCTGGATACACGCTGCCCAACGCCACGACCACCACACTCGGAGGCGTGATCGTTGGCTCTGGGCTGTCGGTTTCGAGCGGCACCGTGTCGCTCGCCTCGCACACTCACGCGGCGAGCGACATCACCAGCGGCACCATCGCCACGGCCAGGCTGGGCAGCGGAACGGCATCTTCGTCCACGTTTCTGCGCGGCGACCAGACGTATGCCGCCGCACCGGTGACGAGTGTGGACGGAAGCACTGGCGCGGTGACCGTCACGAAAGCGGAGGTGTTGGAGTTCACGCGGTCGTCCGCGCCTTCCGGTGCGACGGGGTCTTCCGGGGCGTGGGGATGGTCGGTGCCGTCGGCCGCCAAGCGAATCACCATCGAATGCGTCGGCGGCGGCAGCGGCGGCGGCAGCGGCCGACGCGGGGCGACGAACGAACAGCGATTTGGTGGCGGCGGCGGGTGCGGCGGCGGGCGTGCGGAGGTGAGTCTTTTTACCGCCATGCTCACTTCACTAAGCCTGTCGATTGATGTCGGCGCTGGCGGTGGCGGTGGGTCGGCGGTGACAGCGGACAACACGAACGGCAACCCCGGATCGTCTGGCAATACTTCCGCCGTCTACTACTCGGGTGGGAGTTTTGCTGCAGCGCTGTGTCAGGCAAGGAACGCCGCTGGTGGAGGGGCGGCTGGCACGACGGCTGCGGGCGCTGGCGGCAGCAACTTTGCCATGTTTCCCGGCTCCTCTGGCGGTGCTTCTTCGACAAGTGCGGCAGGTGCATCCGGGGGCGAGGCGGCGAACGCCCCGTCAGGCGGTGGCGCTGGTGGAGGCTTAGACATCTCCAACAATGCCCGCGCTGGCGGCAGCGGCGGTCGCATCTCGCCGTACTCGGGGACGGCGTTTGGCGGCAGCGGCGGCGGTGCGACCGGAGGTGCCGGCGGCAACGGGCCGACCTACGGCTGGTGCGGCCACGGCGGCGGCGGCGGCGGCGCGAATCCTTCCGGTGCCGGCGGGACAGGCGGCAACGGGGCTTTCCCCGGTGGCGGTGGCGGCGGTGGCGGCGCGAGCAGTAACGGAAGCAACTCGGGCGCTGGCGGCAACGGTGGCGACGGCATCGTGCGAATCACGGTGTGGTACTGAACATGGCAATCGCAATCCTCAACTCGCTCGGCCAAGTGGTGACGTTCGTGCGAGACGACGTTCCCGAAACGTGGGCTCCTCCCGAAGGATGCACGGCCGTCCCTGAATCGGAACTCCCCGACGGCTGGGTGCGTGCGCCCGAGGAGCCGACGCCCGTGCCTGCGTCGGTCACGGCAAGGCAGATTCGTCTCTGGCTGGTCGCCCACGGCGTGTTGCTGGCGGCCGTCGAATCCGCCATCGACGCGATCCCCGACCAACGGACGCGGGACATGGTTCGCGTCGAGTGGGAGTACGCCCCCTACGTCGAACGCTCGCACCCAATGCTGGTGCCGCTTGCTGCGGCCCTCGACATGGACGAAGCGGCAATCGATCAAGCGTTCCGCGAGGCGGCAAGCCTGTAGGGCTACCCCACCTTCGGAATGACATCCGGCGCCGCCTTCCCCTTGACCACGCGCGGGTCGAGGTAGCATCGCGTCGTCTGCGGGCTGGCGTGATCGAGGAGCCGCTGTGCCGACCCGCCTCCGGCCTCGTAGTATGAGGCGGTTGTTTTTCGGATCTTGTGGAACTTGTCCTTCCTCCCGGCGGGCAGCCCGGCACGCTTCAGGATGATCTCCAGCCGCTTCCAGAGGTATGAGCGGCCTCTGGGCCACGGGAAGACGAGGTCGTCAGGCCCGCGGTCGCCGCGGATGGCCGCAAGCGCCGCGGCCGTCGTCTCGCTGATCTCGCGGTATACGTCGGCTCGACGACCCTTGCGATCCTCGGCGATGAACAACACAGCGCCGCCCTTCACGGCCCGCCACCTGATGCTGACCATGGCAGTGCATCGCTCGCCAGTGTCGTAGGCGAGAAGCAGCAATGCCCGCCACCACAGGCCACCCGGGATGCCGTCGAGCATCGTCTTCTCCTCCCCGGCCGTGACTAGGAGACGCTGAAACTCTTCAGTCAGCCAGCACTCCGGCACACGGCGGGGAACGCGAATCAACGGGATCGCCGGCCAAGTGTCCACCAGTTTCCGGCGAGCGGCGAACTCCCACAGCGCACGCAGTTGGCTGCGGTCTTTCGCCGCGGTCGCCGCAGCCCGCTGCCTGACGCGATGCGCCAGGAAGCGGGCCACGGTCACCTCCTCCAGATCGTCAAGAGTCGGCGGTCTGCCGAGGTACTTGGCGAACGGATTGATCGTCATCTGGTAGATCGACCGCGTCCTATCACTCACGCCCTTCAACGGCGCGTACACGTCGTCAAGAAACTGTTGCAGTGTCATGGTGGCAAACCCCCAACAAGGTGCCACCTCCATGCGTCTACGACACCCCCACGTCATGTGGCGGGCGACAAAAAATGTTCGTAATCCGACAGCGTGGATAGGTCATTCTGAACTTAGCGACCCAGATGGCGCGGGCCATCCTCTCTGCCTCCTTGGCAGACCTCGCCTGCACCACAAACTCGTCAGTGTCCTCCACGTCTCCGTCAATCCAATCAATCAACGCGACCCATACCATCGTCATGCCTCCTTGCGGGTTATTCCGTCAGAGGCATTCAACTGTTGCCGCCTCCACTCGAATTGTCAACTTCGGCAGAAAAGCCAATGATTTACGGGCGTGACACTTACCCCGGAGAGGCAAACTATGCGGCCCTATGCGATCGGCTCCTTTGAGGCGGCAGCCCTCATGGGAGTTCACTACACGCAGCCCAGAAAAATGGTGGAAAAGGGGCTGCTGTCGGCCCACATCATCGTCGAGAGTGCCTACACCGACGCCCCGACCAGAAACTACGCGATCTACAGCGCCCAGGAGTGCGAGGCGAACTGGGCCGAGTACGACGAAAAGTATCGGGCCAGCGGCGGCAAGACGGAGCGGCGGCCGAGGTCAAACCTCGAACATCGGCCCGAGGCGCTGCGGCGGCTCAAGGACATCAAGAAGCACATCGACTTCGACGACGCGATCGGCCTGGGCGAGGCGGCCAAGGTGCTGGGCGTTCACGCCTCCTTCGTCCCCCGCCTCATCTCATCAGGCTCGATCATGGGGCGAGTGGCGTGGAACCCTCGGGGCGCCACCAGTCGCGTCTACATCGTCTCGCGGCGTTCCTGCCAGCAGAACGTCAAGGCGATTCGGGCCGCCGAGGCCGCCGGAACGAAGAAGGGACGGCCGCGGAAAAAAGTCTCTTGACCTGTAGCCAAGGCGTCCGATAGATTCTCCGGCCGTCAAGGAGGATCGCCGTGGCGCTGTGGAAGCATCAGGAGGAGGCCGTGACGTGGGCGTTCCCGCGGCGGCGGACGATCCTCAACCACGGCATGGGCAGCGGGAAAACCCGCACGACCATCGAGGTCTTGCTCCGCGACCTGGCGGCCGACGGCACGCTCAAGGCTCTCGTCTGCTGCCCGAAGGCCGTGATAGCGGCCTGGGTGAAACAGGTCGGACTCTGGTGTCCACACGTTCGCGTCGTGCCGCTCGACAAGGGTACGTCCGCGGCCAAGGAAAAGGCGCTGCTGGCCGCCCTGGCAGACACCTCTCCCCTGCTGGTCGTGTGCAACTACGAGAGCGTGTGGCGGATCAAGGCGGTCGAGAAGACCAAGTGGACGGCCCTTGTCTGGGACGAGATTCACCGGCTCAAGTCGCCCTCCGGCGTGACCAGCCGCTGGGCCGGCAGGATGGCGAAGGCAAACCCACAGGCCCGCAAACTCGGCCTGACCGGCACCCTGATCCCGCACAGCGTGCTCGACGCCTGGGCGATCTACCGGGCGATCGAGGCACCTGACTGCCCGACCTTCGGCACGTCGTTCACGATCCACAAGGCCACCTACGCCGTCATCGCCGCCGGACAGAACTGGGTCGTAGGGTATCGCAATCTCCCGCAAGCCCACGCAAAGATCGCCGCCACAACGCACCGCGTGGAGTCCAAGGACGTTCTCGACCTCCCCCCGATCTCCTACGACGACGTGGCCTGCGAACTGTCCCCGGCAGAGGCGAGGCTGTACCGCGAGGTGGAAAACGAGTTCTGCGCGGTTTGCGAATCCGGCGTCGTGACGGTCGCCAATGCCCTGGTGCAACTCCTGCGGCTCCAGCAGATATGCGGCGGCTACGTCCGCTTCGACGACGACGACGTGTCGCAACTCATCGCCGACAATCCCGCCAAGGCCGCGGTGCTGCGTGATATGCTGGAGGATCTCCCTTCAGACGAGCCGGTCGTCATCTTCGCCCGGTTCACCTCCGACATCGCCGCTGTGCTCGAAGTCTGCCGCAAACTTGACCGCCCAGCCAGCGAACTGTCGGGGAAGAAAAACCAGTTGGCCGATTGGCAGCAAGGCACTACAACTGTGCTCGTCAGTCAGATCCAGTCGGGCGGCATCGGCGTCGATATGACGCGCGCTTCATACTGCTGGTTCTACAGCCTCGGCTACAGCCTCGCCGAGTACGAGCAGGCCGTCGCCCGGCTGCACCGCCCTGGTCAGGCGAAGCACACGCACATCTATCACCTTACCGCCACGATCAACGGCCGCTCCACGGTGGACGGCCGGGTTCACAAGGCCATCAGGGAACGAAAGGAAGTCGTCGATGAACTCCTCGTTGGATACAAGCAACGCCTCAACGCTCGGCCCGCTTCTCGGTGAGATCACCGAGATCGACACGAAGGTCAAGGCGCTGGAGGCCGAGATCAAGGACTTGGGCAAGCGACGGGATGCGCTGGCCGCGCTGGCCGTCGAGGAGATGGCGGCAGGACGCCTGGACGGAGTTCGGGCTGCGGGACGGAGTTGGCGAATCGAGTGGGAGCACTCGGTATCCGCCACGGCGAGCAGTACGGATGCGGTGCTCGCCGCTGCACGAACCGTCGGCAAGGGGGACACCTTGCTGTCGGTCAACACCTCCAGGCTCAAGAGCCTGCTGAAGGAGTTGGCAACGGAGGCGGGCAGGGACGCCCGCCAGCCGTGGGCCGAAGGCACGCCGTTCGCGGGCCTCGTCAGCGAGTACGTCCGGCCGGTGCTGCGGCACCTGACGGTCGGGTGAGAAGCGTGGCCGTCCGGCGTGTTGCCGGCGGCCGGTTGATGGATCGGTTCCGCTCAAGGAGAAAGCCATGAGCACTGCGATTAGCACGAATGTGAAGACGATCGACTACCCGGCCCTCGCGCCGAACAGTCGGCAGGCCCAGATCATCGCCGCCAACCTCGAAGGCGAGCCGATGACGGAGCAGGACTTGATCCGCGTCCCGACGCCGGCCGGCGGCGCGACGACGTGGCAGATCGACGCCAACGGCAACACCGAGAGCACCGACGAGATCGTCGGCCTCTTGGTCGCCATCGGCAAGCGTGGCGTGCTGTGGCCGAAGGACGACCCGTCGGACATGCGCCCGGTGCTGGTGAGCAACGATCTGCTCATCGGCTACCGGACGAGCGACGACGTGGCCCTCGGGGATATCTCGCCGGCCGCCCTGGAGAAGTACCGTATCGGCGACCGCCGCTACGACTGGGCGGCATTGTCTACCAGCCCCGAGTTCGGCTACGGGGCCGGCAAGGGAGCCGGGAAGAAGGTCAAGGAGTCCCGCGTCCTCGCCATCCTCCGCGAGGGCGAGACGTGGCCGATCCTCGTCAGCGTCGGGCCTGGAAGTCTGCGGAACTGGCTGCCGTTTCAGAAGCGGCTGCCGTCGTTCCCGTGGGAGTGCGTGGTCGGCCTGAAGTTGACGAAGGTCAAGAGCACGGGCGGCCAGCCGTACTCCCAGATCGTGCCGCGGCTCGTCGGCGTGATCAGCGAGGAGCAGGGCAACGTCTCCAAGCGGGTCTACCACGACTCGCTGACGGCGATGTTCAACGCCCCGCCGGCCGGCGCGGTCGTCACCCGCGGCGGCGACGACGAGGAGTGATCCAAGTGCCGGGCCGGCGGCCACACTCCGCACAGGAGCCGGTCGCCCAGCCGGTGCGTGGCGCGTAACGACCGGAAGTCTGTCCGACCCTCTGCTGTTTCTCCCTTTCCCAGCATGGCGGCGGGCGTGAACACCCCGCCGGGCCGAGCGCGAGCCGGCCCGGCGGGGGTTCTTTAACACAGGCATGGAGGTGAGCGGTGGGCGGATCAATTGCACTCGGCGACAGGCATACGGCGCTTCGCGAAGAGGGCGTGCGGTTCGCAAAGCAACTCATGCAGGATGACTCCATCGATGTCCTTGAGTCGCTGCTGACGCACCTCCGCAGGTTTAACGAGGAGAATTGCAGCCAGCCCAAGAGCGTCGGCGACATCTACGAGATCGCCTACCAGTGCATGAAGGAGGCCGCGAAGGCAGTCGGCGACGAGTCGTCTGTGAAGAGGAAGGTTCTCGACAGGCTCTCGCGGTACTTCCACATACACGAAGAGGTATCTGGGACGCACTGGAGCGGCAAAAGGATGAGGATCGACGCGATCATCACGCCGATCGACGACTCTGGCTGGAAGACGAAGTCGCCCAAGTTGGGCATCGAGTTCAAGAACTTCAACGGATTCAATCCGAGCGTGGACATCAAGGACTACACGAAGTGGTGGGCGCAGTGCCACGACTACGCGGAGACGAACTTCGACGGCCACGGGTACGTTCAGGTGTTCTCATACAACGGCTTCTCGCACTACAGGCAGCGAGCGTCGAGCGAAAACGTAGCAGCGTTTGCCGTCCGCTTCTGGGGGCGTCTCGGAGTCGGCGAGATACAGCCAGACGAACTGCTGTTCGTGATGAACGGCACAAACAAAATCTGGAGCGAGCGGCGCGGCGTCATCGACGGCGCGAGGATTGCGATGGATCGAAAGTTTGGTAGTCGCTAGACGGAGTTAGCACATGGCATTCGAGTTTGACTTCAACGAGACGTTCAAGTGGTGCGCGTTGTACCTGTCCAAGGGGCTGCGGATCATCCGCCTCCACGGCATCTACCCTGACGGTCGCTGCACCTGCGACGAGCCGGAGTGCGCCGTCGGGCGCTCGAAGGAGCGGAGTTGCGGCAAGCACCCCGTAGGCCGGGCGTGGGGCGAAGCCTACGCCCGCGACGAGGATGACCTGCTGGCCTGGGACGACGGCGTGCCGTTCAACGTCGGCGTCGTCCTCGGGCCTGAAGGCGGTTTCATCGACTGCGAGGACGACACGCCGGAGGGCAAGGCATTCCGCGAGTCGCTGGGGTTGAGCGACCTCGCCACTCCGTCGTGGACGAGTGGCCGCTCGACGCACCAACTGATGCTGTTTGACGACGCCGTCTCGAACATCTCCAAGGCCGAACCGGGCGGCCTGGAGTGCCGCGTCGGTGGCGGCGGATCGCAGATTCAGAGCGTGCTGCCTCCGTCGTGGCACTACTCCGGCGTCCGCTACGAGTGGAAGCCTGGGCTGTCCATTGACGACGTTGCCCCGGTGAAGCCACCAAAGAACCTTCTGTTGCAGATCGTCAACTACACCAGCGGCAAGTCGGCGGCCGGCGGCTCGACGTATCAGGGGCCGCTTGTGTTTCGCAAGGTCAAGGACGGAGAGGGGCGGCATCGCGCCCTCCTGCTCTGGTCGTGGCACAAGATTGTCCGCACCATCGACCCGCTGGATTCCGAGCAGCGGGCGGTGATCACGAAGGAGATTCAGGACGCCAACGAGAAGTACATCGACCCGGCCAAGTCGCCGTCCGAGGTGCTGTCGGTCGTCAACTCATGCTTCGAGCACTACCGGCGGAAGTTGGAGAGCGGCTGGTCGGCGACCGGCAAGGACTTGACCGAGAAGGCGGTGACGCAGGAGGCCCAGGAGGCTGGCCGCGGCAAGGCGCCGCCGCCGGTCGGCGGCCTGGAGTCGCACGGCCTGGAGCGGTATCAGGTCGGCGAGGTGCAGGGCTACCGGCCGGGGAACTGGTCGATCCAGATGGTGCAGGGCGACCCACCGGAGGTCGTGCTCGTCGTGCCGGCGTGGAAGTCAACGCCGTGCAAGGGTCGCATCCATATGTCGTTCGACACCTTCCGGTCGGCGGCGAAGGTGGCGAGCACCGTGTTCCTCGCCACCCGCCGGGTGATCCTCGACGGCGACAGCGGCAAGTGGGTGTCGGTGTGGAAGGGAACCGACGCCAGCAAGAGGACGGGCGGCCAAAGCATCCCCGGCCTCATGGAGCAACTCGTCCAGCGGATGAACGCGCAGGACGAGATTCAGGTCGGCACCTCCAGCCTCCGGTACGCCCAGTTGGCCGGCTACGTCCTTCAGGTGCTCAAAAAGGCAACGAAGCCCAAGGACGAGGACAAGCCGGAGCCGAACGAGTCCGGCCGCCCCTGCTGGGTGACGCCCGACGAGTTGTGGCTCCAGTGGGGGAAGATTTGGGAGGACATCGCCCGGACGCACCCCGACGTGGCCTCCGGCGAACGCCTGCGGGTCAGGGCGAGGCTGCTGGACGCCGTCGGGCAGCAGGACTTCGACCACAAGCGGCACCGCTTCCAGACCGGCCGGATGGAGTACGTCGTCTTCACGAAGCCGTGGATCGACGCCCTGGAGCGGCTGGCGGCGGGCGAGGACGGCGATCAGCAAGGGAAGGCAGATTCCGACTCGGATTTTTTGAAAATCGAGTCGATGCGGAGCGTCACGCCGTCACTCGACGTAAGTCCAATGCTGACAGGCACTTAGAGTGGACGGCGTTTGCGAGGCAGCGCACCGTCCAAGCGTCTTGGCGTGCGTAAGTGCTTGAAATACAAGGGTTTAAGTGTGGACGGTAACTTTTTTGGGAGGATAGGCAATGCAGGCAGCGCGGGCAATTGGCGGGGCCGGGACGGGCAAAACGACCATGATGATCGGCATCATGGAGAAGGCGATGGATCGCCCAGAGGTCGCAGGCAACCCATTTGCCCTAGGCTTCTCATCTTTCACCAGGGCGGCCCGAGCCGAGGCTTCCGGCCGGGCGGCGGCGGCGTGGAACGTCCCCCAGGCCGATCTGGAGCGGGCCGGCTGGTTCAGGACGGCCCACAGCGTTGCGTATCGCGTCCTAGGGCTGTCAAAGGGCGAGGTGCTGGGTGGAGGCAAGGAAGACGACAAGTGGGTGTCTGAAGCCCTTGGGAGCGACGTGCAGGCCACCTTCGACGAGGACGAGGGGGGCGTGGCGGTCTACACGGGCGACCCCGTGGCGGCGGCGGCCCTGAACTACTGGTCGGTCGCCAGGAGCATGGTCTTGCCGCTGCGACAGGTCGTAGAGGCGGATCAGTCGCCCGACGCCCCGTCGGCCGACGAGGTTGTGAAGCGGATCGAGGCATACGAGACGGCCAAGCGGCTCGACGCCCGGCTCGACTTCACCGATATGCTCTCCCGGTTCGTGGGCGTGAAGCACGACCCGGCGACCGGGCCGATCTTCGGCACGCCCGAGGGGCTGGTGCCGGACGGCGTCGTCGGCTGGATTTTCGACGAGGCGCAGGACGCCAGCCGCCTGCTCGACCTGGCCTGCCGGAGGCTGGTGACGGGGGAGTCGTGCAAGTGGGCATGGCTCGTAGGCGACCCATACCAAGTTCTGTACTCATGGGCTGGAGCCAGCAGCGAGTATTTCATGTCGTGGGAGGTGGCGAAGCAGTCGGTGATGCCGAAGTCCTACCGCTGCCCTGCCCCGATCCTGGCCCTCGGCGAGCGTTGCCTCCAGCGTCTCGGCGACGACTACTGGGATCGAGGCATCGCACCGGCCGATCACGACGGCGAGGTCATCGAGAGCGACAACTTCGAGGACGACCTGGCCGACATCGACCCCCGGCAGGAGACGCTGGTCATCGCCAGGACGAACCGGAATGTCAGCAAGATCGCCGCGATCCTCGACGACGTTGGCATCCCGTTCCGCCGCGTGAAGGCCAAGCAGGGCGCCTACAACCGCGACATGGGCATGGCGGCCCTGTGGAAACTCCAGCACGGGCAGCCGGCGACCGCCGAGGAGTGGGGGAATGCGATCGATATCCTACCCTCCAAGACTACGGACGGCCGGACGTGGCTTGTGCGCGGCTCAAAGTCGGCCTGGAACCGCAACCTCGCCAACCAGTACGACCTCCTCTTCCCCGAGGATCTCGGCGCCGTCGGCGCGACCGAAGACCTCCGCGGGGCGATTGCCACGGGCAAGTGGAGCGGCCTGCCAGACGGCGGGTCGAAGTGGTACGCAGCCGCGCAGCGGTACGGCATCGAGGTCGTCGCCAAGCCGAAGGTGCGGATCGGCACAATCCACTCGGTCAAAGGCCAAGAGGCCGACAACGTCGTCGTGCTGACGAGCCAGGGCCACCGCATCAGCCAGAGCGAACTGGACGACCCGGCGCGGTATGCCGAGGAGCGTCGAATCGAGTACGTCGCCGTGACGCGGGCCAGGCGGCGGCTCGTCATCGCCCACGACCCCCGCGAGAAGTACAGGATGGAATTCCCGCTATGACGCTAGAAGAGATCCTCGAAGACATAGCAGATGCTGACTTGCAAGGACGCGCCGAAGCATTCGCGGACATCCTGACGGCAATGGCTGCCAGGATTCCAGACAGGAAGCCTGACAGTCCAGACAACTATTCCCAAGAATATTACGGCAGAATTGCATTTGAGGCCGGTCAGGCAAGTGATGAGGCATGGGAGTGGCTGCGAAGTGAATTACGTCTCCTTGCTACGAAAATCCGATCGTCTGCGGAGTTGTACATATGAGCACGCTTTTCGACGTTTCGCCCGACGAACCGACGCGCAACCGCCGGCCGAAGAAGCCGAAGGCCGAGCCAGCGGCGGTCGTGGCAGCGGCCTCGCCTTCAACGGCGACCGTCGTTCCGGCGGCCGCCCCTGCCCTCGGACGGCTCGACGAGGGCGTCGAGTGCATTGACCAGAACTGTCAAGGCACGGCCCACGACATCATCGAGGAGGGGCAGCACGACCTGTCCGGCCTGGGAGCGATGGAGCCGGCATGGCTGGTGGAGTGCTGCTTCTGCGGCTGCGCGCGCTGGACGCGGCCCATCAAGGGGCATCTGAAACCTGTAGAAAAAGCCTTCTTATTTAGGGATGGCCGGTTCGCCGGCATGACGCCAGCCCAGGCAGCCCTCCAGCCGCGTGGCCTCGACTACCTCCGCTGGGCCGCCCAGAGCCACCCACGGCCGACCGTCCGCGAGGCGTGCGGAAAACATCTTGACCGCATGTCCGGCGGCCTCTAGGCTACGCACCACGACAACGGAAGGAGCCGTATATGCTCGTCATCTCACGCCGCCGCGGCGAACGGATTCGCATCGGCGAAGACATCGACATCATGGTCACGCGGATCGTGGACGGTCAGGTGCGCCTTGCCATCAAGGCACCGGACAACGTCAAGATCGTCCGCGACGAACTGGTAGCGAGGCCGATGGAGGCGCAGAAGTGACCTCCTCTATTCACATCTGGCTCAACGTCGCCTTCCTGCTCTCGCTCGTCGGCGCGGCGACGTATGCGACGTTCCTCCCGTACATCTTGGATGACTGATGGCGAACCTCATTGACCTCTACGGTGCCGAGCGGGCGGTGTTCCTGTCGGCCTGGGTTGCGCTGGCGATTGCCGACCGCGTTCAGCAGGGTCTGGTCGAGGGCATCGCCTTCGACGACACGACGATGTTCCTGAAACTGGTCGCCGACGGCCTTGAGGCGGGCCAGGAATTGCCGACAGACGAAGAGTTTCGGACGGCTGTCTCTGCCGTCGTCGTCTCGTACCCGTCGATCACCGCCACGTCGAGAGGCAAGGCATTCGCCGCGTTCAAGCAAATGCAGGAAGGTGCTGGGCGGGGATGAGCATCAAGGACGACCTCGCCGTAGCCAACCCCGACGCCCTCCTGGCAGACGGCCTTGAGGACGCCCTCGTCGGCTACACGATCAACACGCACATGCCGCACGTCGCTGTCTACGACGCTGCGAAGTGCGTCGAGGTGCTGATGAAGCGCGACGGTATGACGCACGAAGAGGCCCAGGAGTATCTGGAGTTCAACACCTACTGCTGCTACGTCGGCCCGAACGGGCCGATCTACATCAACACGTCGGCTGGTTAGTTGGCCGGCGGCGCGTTGCCGTCCGGCAAAGTGGTTTCCATTGTCGAAGGAGTGAGACATGAATCGCGCAGTGCTTGCGAAAGGATCGTCTGCCGAGCGTTGGGAAGCGGAGAGCGACATCGAGAGCCTGGCCGCCGAGGGCCACGCCGCCACGTCGCGCATGTACCAGAAGGTTCGCGCCTACATCGTCCACGTCACGCCGGTGCTGGCAGAACTGATGCTGGAGCAGAACGTCAGAAACAGGCGTGTGTCCGAACGTCATATCACGGTCTTGTCGCAGATCATGGCATCGCGTGACATGAGGCTCAACGGCGAGACGATCATCTTCTCGTCGGACGGCCGGCTCCTCGACGGGCAGCACAGGCTGCTGGCGTGCGTGAAGTCCGGGGTCGCCTTCGACACGATGGTCGTGTTCGGCATCGATTCCGACGCCTTCGACACGATCGACACCGGCTCGACGCGCAGCACCGGCGACATCCTTGGGATCAATGGGATCGCGAGTGCGAACAAAGTGGCGAGCGCGGTTCAGGCTCTGCTTGCATTCGTTGACAACGGCGGGTTCCTGACCGGGTCGTGTGCGACCAACCATGTGCGGAAGGCAACGCCCGTGCTGGTGACCCGCGTGCTCGAAGCCCACCCAGGCATCTTCGACAGCATCAGCGCGATGGGCGGCCAGCGGCTCATGCGGGGGCAGCACGGCTACGCTCTGCACTACGTCTTCAGTCTGGTGGACAAGTCGCTGGCGTCTGATTTCTCCGACATCCTGGCGAACGGCTCCAGGGACATGGGCAGGCCGTTCTGCCGCCTGCGCGAGTCGCTGATCACCTCGCCGCTCACAAACGAGACTCGCAGCGCGTACTCGGCCAAGGCGGTCTTGGCGTTCAACGCCGAGCGGGCCGGCGCGAGGCCGAAGATCCTGCGCGTCGGCGCGGATTGGCCGCGGGTTGACGGCCTCGACTTCGATGCCCTTGAGCGGTCGATGAAGTAGAAACACGCCCGATAGTTTGGAGCCGGCGGCAGCCACCGGACACGGAAAAACGCACCTCTAGGTGAAACCCCGTTCGACTCGGGTAGGGCGGCTTGAGCGATGAAAACGTATCTTCAAGAACTGCGCGGTCAGGTTCGCGGCAACGCGAGGCTGCGGCGGCGGCTCGACCGCCTGAAGGCCAGGGTGCAGTGGCTTGAGGAGTGGATCGGGGCGATGGTCATCCACGCCGACAAACTGGGCTACGGCGACGACCAGATAGTGAAGAATGCGGCCAGGGAGATCGGATGGAGCCGCCTGCCGCCGGAAGATGTCGAGCGGATCAAGGCCGTCATCAGAGGGATGATGATGTGATGACAGAAACCAACATCCTCATGCGCCTGGTAGCCATGCAGCAGACCCTGCGTAGCGTCGTCGAGTCGTGCAAGGCCACGGCGGCCGTCTGTGACGCCGATGGGGCCAAGGGGCTGGCGATGGCGACCCTCATGGTCGGAGAGTCGATCGCGACGTTCGCGAAGGCGCTGAACGATTACGTCCTCAAGGAGTACGAAGATGAAAGTGACGATGCGGTTTGATCTGCCCGAGGAGGACGACGAGCACAAGGCGGCACTCCACGGCCAGGACTACAAAAACGTGCTGGAGAGCATCGACCACTACCTGCGCGGCCAGATGAAGCACGGGGGGTTAGGTGAGGCAGAGTACGCAGCCTTCGAGGACATCCGCGGGAAACTGCACCACTTTCTTGATGAATACGGCGTCGATATCTATTGACCGCCAGACTACAGGCCACCACAATACGCCACCCACCCACAAGGAGGCTCCCATGCGTTCGATTCTGCTGGCTCTCTCGATCCTGCTCTGCGGCACCGCCGCCCAGGCCCAGACGACGACCGTGACGATCACGACCACTGCCCAGGACGACGCCGACCACATGGCCCGCACCGGCGTGTTTGGTCACCGTGGCCGGCAGGGCCGGTGCCGCGAGGGCATCGGCTTCTCGACGGTGTCGGCCGACGACGCCGTCCGTCGCTGCTGCTTCTACGGCCAACTGCGGCCCCGCGAGATCGGTGTCGCCAGGGGCCGTCGCGGGTTCTACGCGGTCATTCGCTACTGGTGAGCACATGGATCGCGAAGCCGAGAAGTTCGTGAACGCTGTGTTTCATTTTCTGGCGGCGATCCTGATCGGAGTCGTGTCTCTGCTGGCGGCGTCGTTCATTGTTCAGTTGGCCTGGAACTGGTCGATGCCGCACCTCTTCGCACTGCCGGATGCGTCGTATCGCAACGCATTCGGCCTGACGCTGTTCGCGTGGGCAGCGCGTCTTGGTTCCGTCAGCACTTCCAAGGAGGGTTGATATGGCTCGCATGAGTTTTGACGTGGCCGAACTGCACAGGCTGTGGTACAGCAGCATGACCAACGCGGAGTTGTGCTACACGCTTGGCGTGTCGCGAGGCAGCCTTGATGTTCTCCGGGTTCGCTACAAGTTGGATCGTCGGCCGTTCGAGAGGAACAACAAGAAGGCCGAGCCGGAGTCGCCTACGATCGAGGAGATCGAGGCCCGCGCCGCCGAGGTCAGGGCCAGGTGGTCGGACGAGGAGCATCTTCGTCGCCTCTGCTGCGCCGGCCGCCGCGAGTGGTCGCTGCCGGCCTACGCCTTCCATCGTCGCGATCACGCCTTCTCGGAGGCCAGTCACTAGCCGTGCGCCGTCCCTCGGAGCGATCAATCGTCGCCAAGGGAATGGCAGAGGCGCGAAGACTGGGCTTCTTCGTCATCAAGATCCACGGCAATCAGTACCAGATGGCTGGGATACCGGACGTGCTGTGCATCAGGGACGGCCGCGCCCACTGGATTGAGTTCAAGCGTCCTGGCGAGGAACCGACGAGGCTTCAGGTGCATCGGATGCGGCAACTTGAGGGCGTCGGGTGCAGGACGACCGTCGCCTGCTCTGTGAGCGACGTGCGAACCTTCCTTGAGGGCGTGGCATGATCCGCTGCGGCGAGCCACAGATCGGCGAGGCCGAGATCGCAGCCGTCACCGACGTGCTGCGGGCGGGGAACCTCACCCGCGGCGAGGAGTGCGAGCGGTTCGAGCGGGCGCTGGCCGAGCAGTTGAACGTCCGCGGCGTGCTGGCCGTCTCAAGCGGCACGGCGGCCCTGCACCTGGCCCTGCTGGCCGTCGGCGTCCAGCCCGGCGACGAGGTGATCATCCCGGCGACGACGTTCGTCGCCACGGCGAACGCGGTGCTCTACTGCCGCGCGAAGCCGGTGGTCGTGGACGTTGACAGCACGACGTGGACGATCGACGTGGGCCAGGCCATTCGGGCGATCACGAAGAAGACCAGGGCGATCGTCCCGGTGCATCTCTACGGCGTTCCGGCCGACGTGGGCGGCCTGCTGCTCGTCTGCGACGACCACTACGCCCGCACGGGCCGCCGGATTGCCATCGTCGAGGATGCCGCCGAGGCGATTGGTGCGATGCACATGGGCCGAGAGGTCGGCGCCATCGGCGATGCGGCGGCCCTCTCGTTCTACGGCTCGAAGACGATCACGACCGGAGAGGGCGGCGCTGTCATCTGGCACGACGGCCGCGTCGGTCTGCGGGCCTGGCATCTCCACGGCCAGGCGCAGTCCGCGACGAAGCGCTACTGGCACGAAGCGCTTGGATACAACTACCGCATGACGGAGATGCAGGCGGCCCTCGGCCGCGTGCAGTTGGAACGGCTCGAAGTGTTCCTCGAACACCGCCGCCAGGTGTTCGCCTGGTACGACGAGATGCTTCCGCAGACGTTCAAGCGACAGGGCGTCGTCGAGAGCGACCGGCACGGCTGCTGGGCCTACGCCGTGGTCAAGGAGTACAGCGGCGAGATGAACGCGCAGAAGACGGCACTCGCGCTGCTGGAGGCCGGCATCGAGACGCGGCCGATCTTCTACCCGCTGTCGCGGTTCCCGCACTTGGCCGGAACCAGCAGCCGCGACCACTACGTCGCGCACAGACTGAACAAGCATGGCCTGGTGCTGCCAACGCACTGCGGCCTGACCCGAGAGGACGTTGAGAAGGTATGCCAAGAGTTAAGAAAAGCCGCGTGCTGTTCGTAGGCGGCGGCCGCCGCGTCGGGCTGGCGAGGCTGTTCATCGAGCGCGGCGCGGCGGTGTACGCCTACGAGTCGAGCATCGACCAGCCCATAGCCGACGTGGCGAAGGAGGTGCTCGTCGGGCTGGACTTCGATGACCCCCAATGTGGGGAAGATATTTCTGCGTTCGTGGAACGCAGAAATATCACCCACATCGTCCCGCTAATGGACGAGGCGACGGTGGTCTGCGGCGGCCTTCCTGGGTGCATCGGCCCGCCGGCCGACGTGGCGATGCTCTGCCACGACAAACTTCACTACGCCAATTGGATGAAGGAGCATCATCCAGACCTGTATCCGACGCCGTCGATGCTCCGGTATCCGAAGTTTGCGAAGCCCCGGTTCGGCCGCAGCGCGCGGGGGACGAAGATCCTGAACCGTCCAGAGACGATCGAGATGAGTTCGGCCTGGGTGATACAGGACTACCTCGAAGGCGACGAGGTGTCGGTGGACGTGTTCCTCCGCGGCGGCGAGTGCCTGGGCGGCGTGGCCCGCAGCCGCGACCGCGTCGAGGGCGGGGAGGTGGTTGAATCCAGGGTACTCCCTGCCGAGCAGGGAGTACCGTTGATCCTCGACGCCGCCGCCGTCGCCACCGACCTTGGCATCGTCGGCCCGGCCAACGTGCAGTTCAGGGGCGGGAAGATCATGGAGGTCAACTGCCGCTTCGGAGGCGGGTGCGTGCTCTCCGTCGCCGCCGGCTTCGACATGGTCGCGCTGGCCTTGGGCCAGAAGACCAACGGGCCGCCGTGGACGGTGACGCACGGCATGACGATGCGTCGGTATCACGCGGAGAGTTTTCGATGAGCGACGACATCGTCAACAGGCTGCGTGACCGGGCCTACAGCGGCAAAGTTCCAGACAGCCTGTCCGATGAGGCGGCGGCCGAGATCGAGCGGCTGCGGTCGCTGACGCGGTTTCAGGATGGCGTCATTCGCAGCGGCGACGTGGCGTGCCTGACACAAGCGGAGCGTGAGGCGTTGGAGGTGGCGTCAGTATGGGTGAACCCAGAGAGGCACGCCACCCTGCGCGGCCTGCTGGAGCGGCTGGGAGGCCACCAATGACTGACCGCGACACGTTCGCCGCTGCGGCGCTGACGGGGCTTCTCGTCCACGCCAATGACAGCATTGACGAGGAGACTTTGGACACCCCAAGCGACATCGCGTACACGGCCTACCAGATGGCCGACGCCATGCTCCGCGAGCGCGACCGCACAACTCATACGCCTGTAACGGAACCTATGCTCAAAGAAAAACGGACAGAGGGTTCTGCCGTCCTGACCGACGCGGAGCGGGAGGCGGTGCATCAGGCAGCGATCCGGGTGGAAGCGTTGTGCCAGCGCGGATCGAAACACATGGCCGCCACCCTGCGCGGCCTGCTGGAGCGGCTGTCGCCGCCAGCGACATAAGGGACGAACGTGTCGCAAAAACGACGAAGCGACGACAAAACACTACGCCAGCCCGCACCGGCTCCGCGCCCTACGGAGTGTTTTCGGGACGGCTGGCAGCCCCTAGGCGACACGCAGCCCGACAACGGCTTGGCGACGATGGGACGGGGGCAGTGGTTTTTACGCATAACACGCGAGATCAACAGCCGCGAACAAAGGAGGCGGCACACATGAACGATACGAATGAGCGGTCTGTTGCATCGGATGGTTCGCTGGCGAACGCATTGCGGCCAGCGGTGTGGGCGATTCTTAGCGAAAATGGGCAGTATCGACTCCCCGAGATTGTTGGCGGAGCGAAGGTGTGCAAGTTTTATGGCAATGACAGATACGTTCCGCTGTACGCCGAAGAGACGTTGAACCCTGTGTTGAGGATTGCGAATGCGTGCGGGAAGTGGATTCAGGTGAGCGAGCGGCTGCCCGAAGACGGCACATGGTGCTGGGTCGATTGGGACGGCCCAGGCGAGCCGTTCCCAGCGATGCGATGCAGTAGGTCGGCTGGCGGGTGGACGAACACCGACTGCTGGGAAGACTTCGACAGAGAGGTCACGCGCTGGATGCCGCTCCCTGCACCACCAATAGACGCCAAGTAGCCAGCGAACGCCCGCGATCACCAGCGGCGAACACAGGAGCATGAACATGACACAGGAATCGAATAAGCCGTCTGGTGCATCCGGTGGTTATGAGCGCGGTCGGATTTGCCCTGTCCCGCCAGATGACCCCGTTGGCCCGTTTGTCGCAGCAATGATCCTTATCCCGCTCGTTGTCTGCTCGCTGGTTTTTGCCGCGACGGCATTCGGCAACCTGATGGCCTACGGACAGTTTTGCACGCCGCAGCACGGCGTCGTTGAGAAGCCATAACACGCAGGATCAGCGGCTCGCGACCGCTGACGAAACTACACCGCAGACGGAATCGCGAGTCCGCTGCATCCGCTGGTTCGCACAGATGCCATGCAACTCAGACCATCTTGAGGCGACCCACCTTGAGGCCGAGATGAGCAAGGTCGCTTGCCTGCTGGACGAACTTGACGGAAAGAAGCGAATAAATCGCGACCACTGGCGCGGCTACCACCCTCGCGTCTACAGTCAGCGGGTGAACGCCGACGAAATGACGGCCGAACTATGCTCGCGCCTTCAGGGCGTGAACGTTTCACAGTGCAGCCTTGAGATGCAGATTTGGTGGCGCGACCATCAAGAGGCAGACAAGAGGCGAGCCGAGAAAGCGATCAAGAAGGCCAAGACCGAGAAGCAGAAAAAAGCGGCACTCGCGAAACTGACTCAGCATGAGCGGAAACTGTTGGGGCTTTGATGGGATTGCGAACCAGAATTAGTCCGCCAGTTCGCAGCCTAATTCGGACGAAGGTGCGGCTTTCGGCCGCAAGAACGATGCGACGGCGGGGAAACAGGAAATGACCACCATCCGCGAGTGGCTGATCGACCTGGCGTTTCTGCGCATCGGCATCGTGCCGCTCGTGGGCGTAGTGTTGTGTGTCGGCATGATTGTCGGCCTGTGCATCGCAGCCGTGCGGTGCCAGCCGCCGGAGGATTTATGAGCACCCCGCTGATCCTCATCGTCGGCGTCGTCTACCTAGCGGTGGCCGTCGATCAGTTCCGCAAAGGCGACACCGGCATGGCGATCGCATGGTTCGGCTACGCCCTGGCAAACGTGGGCCTCGCTATGGTGGCAAAATGAAGACCGCGGTCGTGGATCTCGACGGCGTCCTGGCCGAGGAGCGGCCGGCGTTCGAGCACGCGCTGGCCGAGCCGCTGCCGGGGGCCGCCGAAGGCTTGAGGACGCTCAAGAGGCTGGGCTACCACGTCGTGATTCACACCGCCCGAGGATGGGGCGAGTACGCGATCACGACGCACTGGCTACAGGCGCACAGTATGGAGTATGATCTGCTGATCTGTGGCAAGCCGATCGCCGACATCGTCATCGACGACCGTGCCATTCGATTCCGGGGCTGGGAGGCTCTCACTGATGCCATCTGACACGGTTATTCGCCTGCGCCATCTGGTACACACATTCCTCCATCGCGACGTGCTGCCGTCGATCACGCAGGGCGATGCCGTGCTGGAGATCGGGCCGATGCACGCTGGGTCATGCCCGGTGCCAGAAGCCTTCGTGGACACGAAGGCCGCGGTGCTGGCGGCCGGCGGCGGATACACGTCGTGCGACCCAGACCCGGCGGCCGGCGCGACGATCTGTGCCGACTTCTTGGAGCCAACTGCGTTCTACGGCAACGAGCAGTTCGATCACATCGTCGCCTGCGAGGTGTTCGAGCACGTCCCGCGGGTGTGGGACGCGCCGGCCGTCCTGGCCGGGCTGCTCAAGCCCGGCGGCGTGCTCTGGCTCTCGACGCCGTTCATGTTTGAGAAGCACGGGCCGGCGCCTGACTGCTGGCGGTTCACCGACGACGGGCTGCGGGCGTTGTTCGGCAGGCACTTCTTCTTGGACGTGTGGGCCAGCGACGGCCACGCCGAGCCGCTGCACTACTGTGCGAGGGCGGTGAAGCGATGAGCATCATCTGCTGTTCCATGTGGTACGCCGACGCCGGAAAGCACATCGTCGATCGCGTCCTGCACCTGTTCGGCAAGTCGGGCGTCGATCGGTGGATGTTCTCCGTCAGGCCGTCGAAGGACTGGACGCAGCACTTCCTGTCGCAACTGGCCGCTATGGCCGGCAAGGGCTGCGATGTGCTGCTTGAGGACTGGACGCAGCCGGAGGCCAGGATCGAGAGGCTGTCGCTGGCCGGTGACAACCTCCTGCAAGAGGCTGCCGAGACGGACTGCAAATATGTGCTGTGGCATGAGTCGGACTTGTTCTCACCGGACGACATCGTTGATCGCCTGAAGGCGGTCGATGGCGCAGCCGTTGGTGGCTGGCCGGTGCTGTCGCACTGCCCGTCCGCGCCGCAACTGGGCATCCACACGCGAAAGCGACTGACGCTAACCGAGTCGATGTTCTACGACACCTGGGGGTATCGGAAGGACGGCGTCCGCTTTGGCAACAAGCCACCACATCACGACTGCCACCTCCCAGGCGAGCCGTACCAGTTGGATAGCGTCGGCAGCGTGGTGCTGCTGCGAGCCGACTATCTGCGGCGCGGCGCACGCATGAACGGCAACGGCCTGGTCGGCCTCTGTGACAGCATCCGCGGCATGGGTGGCACCGTGTGGTGCGACCCCCGAGTGCCGGTCGTGCAACCCCTTGAACTCTGGACTATGAACGATGACTAGACGACCTGAAATGGTGTGGCCCGTCGATCCCGAGTACCATGCGGATTACATCCGCATGGTCGAGCAGGGCCGCGCGGTGGCTGGCGACCTGACGGTCAGCATCGTCGCCATCGCCAGGAACGCGATGCCGCACATCACGAACACGCTGGCCCTGATCGACGAACTGCGGGCCGGCTGGAAGGCGTCGAACGTCTACATCTACGAGAACGATTCGGTGGACGGCACCGCCCAGGTGCTCGACGAGCACCTGGGCGTGGTCGTCGAGCACGATAGCCTGGGCGGCGAGGACGCCCGTGGCTTCGAGCCGGAGCGGACGATCAGGCTGGCCCACTGCCGCAACCGCTGCCTGGACAGGGGAGTCTCCAGAGGCTCCTCGGTGACGATCGTCCTCGACACAGACCCGCCTGGCGGCTTCAGCGTGGACGGCGTGTTCAATAGCGTTGCGTGGTTGGCCCAGAAGCGGAGCGAGCCGTCGGCGATGAAGGCCGGCGGGATGGCCTCCTACTCGCTGTTCAGGAGGCCCGACGGCGTGGCGCACTACGACGCTTGGGCGGCCCGCCCGCCGTCGTGGTGGCGGGATCGTAGGAACGAGATCGGCTTCCTCTGGTTCTCGTCGTTTCTGCCGCCCGTCGGCTCACCGCCCTGCCCGATGAACTCCGCGTTCGGCGGCCTGGGCGTCTACTGGACGGAGGCGATCCTGTCAGGCCGGTACGAGGGTGGCGACTGCGAGCACGTCGCCCTGCATCGCAGCATGGCGAAGGCCGGCTGGCAGATGTTCCTGAACCCCGGCTGCCGCTATATCTCCGTCTGGGAAGAATGACCCCTCCATCGCGCCGGCGGATGACGCCGGAGGAACTTGCCGCATCCCTGGAGGGGGCAAACAGGAAGCGCAGGCTACGCCGCCGCTGGGCGTCCGACGCCAGCCTGGAGGAGTTGGCTGCGGAGTTCGGCGTCGTCGAGCCGGAGTTGCTCCGCATGGCCGAGGAACTTGGCCTCGGCCCGCGCGAGGCCGAGTGCTACCTCCCGAGCCAGGAAGAGATCCGCCTGGCCTGTTCCAGGCTGCGGGCTGGGTGGTCGGATGCAGAGCGTGAATCCCGCCTTTCGGGTAGGGGCGGCTGCTAGAATGAGATATGCGACAGGACACGACAACTAATGGCTGTCTCCGAGGTTCGACTGGTCGTCGCGCCACGCGAGGCGCGGCTGGTGCTCGTCCGAGACAACGAGGTTGTCGAGGAGGAACTCTGGAGGTTCGAGCGGGCGATGGGCCGCTCCGAAGCCGCGCAGGTCGTGAAAGCGGTCTTCGACTCGACATACGACTACATCAACTACGCGGTCAACGGTGACGATTGAAGATCACATCAACGACGTAAAGGAGTTGCAAAGCCGCTACGGCGACGACACGCCACCACTCATGTCGCGTGTGCCGGAGCCGCCGCCGAGTCACTGGGGGAAATTGACGAGCCAGAGCAGGACGCTCTCGCCGCAATACATCAAGTTCTTGAACAAGCACAAGGAGGTGCAGAATGGAAAATGAGGAAGACCTCTACGGCGCGGGGATGCCGATCCTTGAGAAGTTGAAACTTCTCGCCGAGTGGGCGCCGCTGATCGGCCGCCTCCAGGCCGTGATGGATGCCTCGACACCCGAGGAGCGTGCGCTGGCGATCGTCAAGACGCTCCAGTGGGCTGCGGGGAAGTCGGCGACCGAGATCGACGACGAGGCGCTGTTCCATCTGGAGGCCGTGCTCAAGTCGGAGGAGGGCAAGGCGTTCTTCGGCTGGGTCGTCGATAAGGTGCGCGGATGACGACGTTTCAGGCGGTCATGGCCGCCGCGGCCGTCATCACCGCAGCCGTCCCGCAGATCAAGCAGGCCGCCGGCTGGCTGCTGCGGCTGCCGACACCGACGCCGCCCGACCAGGCCGCTCCGTCGTACAGAGATGCCATCGCCAACCTGGCTGCCGTCAGGCTGCGGCTCAAGGCGACGGGGAAACTCGATGACGACCAGAAGCAGGCGATCGACGTGCTCACGCTTGCCTTGGTGGACGGGAGCGACGAATGAAGATCCCTGCGAGGTATGCCGTGGCAGCGGTGCTGTTGTTTTTCGCGTGGAAGGGTGCAGACCTGTCGCTGCCGTGGCCGCCGCCGCCGCACGACGAGGTCGCAGCCCCACGGCCCGAAAAGCCCCTGCTGGAGTGGGCCGAGCCGATGAGGGCCGTCCTGCCGAAGATGCTCCCGGCCGACCGCCGCTACATGGCTCGCTTCTACGACGCCTGCGCGTACATCATCCTCAAGGACGGCGACCGCCAAGTGCCGATCATCGGCACCACCGACCAGTTCGTGACATTCCACGGCGGCAGCCTACGCCTGGCGATCGAGAAGGCGAAGGTCGGGCAGTACCCCGGCCTCGCCGAGGCCATCGACCAGACGTTTGTGAACGCGATGGGGGCCGACCCGAAGAAACTCGACCCCGACCCCCGCCGCCGGCTGGTTGCCGCCTGCGGCGTTCTCTCCTGGGTCTTCGGCATCGGCCATGAGTGACTTCAGCCCACTCGACGCCTACTCCAGCGGCCTGATGGGCTGCCGGCCCAGCCCTAGGTCGGACGAGGAGTTCGCGGATCTGATTCTCCGTCGCGGCGGCGACCCCGACGGCGGCAGTGTGGCGCACCAATGGGAGTTCGCCGACGCTGGGAAGGGGAAGTTGACGCTGCTCTTCCCTCGCGTCATGGAGGTCTTCCCTGACTGCTTCCCAGGCCCGACGCAACTCCTCGGCGACTGTGTTGCGCGAGCGGCCTCAAACTGCCTGCTCACGTCGCTGGGCATGGAGATCGCCGACGGCAAGCCGGACGAGGTGACGGGCCACGTCGAGGGTGCGCCGGAACTGCCCGAGGCCGGCGTGAAGGCGGGGGTCGTCGCGGCCGAGAGTCTGTGGGCGTGGAGGGGGTACAACAGCGACGGCTGGATCTGCTCCGAGGCTGCCAAGGTGGCATCGAAGCAGGGGTTCCTGATCCGCAAGCCGTACCCGGAACTGAAGATCGACCTGACGAAGTACACCGAGGACACGATCCGCCTGGGCGGCGCGAAGGTGCCGGGCGAGAAGTGGCTGGCCGAGTCGAGCAAGCACGTCGCCAGGACGGCGACCTTCCTCAAAGGCCGCGAACAGGTGCGCGACTTCTTGGCGGCCGGGTATGGAGTTTTCCAGTGCTCGGCTCTTGGCTTCGAGCGGACGAGGAACGAGGACGGCGTCAGCCGGCAGACGACCGTCTGGCACCACGCCCAACTCTGGCATGGCTATGACGACCGGCCGGAGACGATCCAGAAGTACGGTCAGGCTCTCGTCCTTTGGCAGAACTCCTGGGCGAGGTGGAACGACGGGCCGCGCCGCGTGCGCGGCACCGACATCGACATCCCGCATGGAGCCTACTGGGCCTTGGCGAGCACGATCGACAAGTGCAACTGCATCGCCCTGTCCAGCGTGGCCGGCTGGCCGAAGCGGCAGCACACCACCTACGGAGCCGCTGGGAATGTGTGAGCGGATGCTAGTGGTGCTGATGGTCATCGTGTTCGCGGGCTGTAGGCCCGCCGAACACGATGACCTCCGTCCATTCGTAGCCGCGGCCGGCTACTACGCGGTCATGGAGTCGCAGGCCACGCCGACGCCTGCGCCACCGACCCCGAAGCCCGGCCCACGCACATGTGAGAATTGCAACGGCCTCGGGTATCTGACAGACGGCACCGTGCGAACGGTTTGCCCTGTTTGCAAGGGAAACAAAGTCATCAGCGGAGCAGTGCCATGCCAGAGCGGGACGTGTCGGTCGGTACTTATCGCCCGCTGAAGGATTACGTTCGTCGCCGCGGCGGCATACGTCTTTCCATGCACGGGGGGCTGCGCGAGCGTGTGGTCGAGGAGATCGTCGCCGCCTGGCCCGTCGGCTGCCCCGTCGAGCACCTAGAGGACGTTGTTCGTGCTCGAATCAGCATTAAGGTCAGGGAGAAGTATGGCAGCGTGATCGCCGTCATACTGCTCTCTGCCTTTATCAACGTGATCGTGCGTCTCGTCGTCGATTGGTGGCTGGAGCGACACTCGCATCGCGTTCTCATGCAGGGGTGGTCAGATGCCGCGAAGGGTGCCGACGTATAGGCCACCAGCGTTTCGCCGCAGGGACGAGGCGCGCCCCAGTTCCCACGAACGGGGGTACGGCTCGGCGGCGTGGAGGCGGCTGCGGCTACAGGTGATCGCCCGCGACGAGGGCGTCTGCCGCATCTGCGGTGGCGTTGTCACGGGCCGGGGTGACGTTGACCACATCGTGCCGAAGGCGGCCGGCGGCACCGACGCGCTGGAGAATCTCCAGTACGTTCATGCCGCCTGCCACTCACGCAAGACGGTCAGCGAGAGTCGGTAGCCTTCCTGGCGTTCTTTGCCTTCGCTGATCCGCCGGCCGCGCCCCACTCCCGCACCTTGGCCTGGTGCGCCTCGGAATAGTAGGGGTAATAGAACTGCTTCAGCGTGTCGAGCATCGATCGCTTGATGTAGTTCCTCCCCAGCACCTCGACCACGCACTCATGCCCGGCCTCCCTGGCCCGGTCGATCGCCCGATAGAAGGTTCGCCTGGGCGCGCCGATCTCGGCGGCCGCCTGCGGCACGGTCATGTAGTCATTCGTGTCGATTTTCATCGTCGCACCACTCCTATCACGCTGTCTGCCAGATCCACGAAAGCCTCGCCGACACGCCGCAGCGGTCGCTGCGGCTCCTGCTGGATGACGACCGGCTGCCACACGGGCTGCGGCGCCGGTTGCCACGCAGGGGGATACTGCGTTGCCACGCTCGGGGGCGGCGCCTGCCGCTCCGCGAGAATCTCGCGGAGCAGGCACACGACGACGACGACGAGCACGGCCCGCCAAGTGTCACGAACCATGCCAAGTATAGGCTGGATAGTTTGCATGGTCTACTCCGGTTTGGCGGGGCCGACGCCGCAGGCGACGGCCTTGGCGGCGATCTCGTCGGCTCGGGCGTCGAGTTTCCTGGCCCGAATGCGCAACTCGACCGCGCAGGCGGCGAGAGCCTCGGCCTCGGTGGCCGCGATGTGTTCGTGGCCTCGCAGCACCTCGTTGCCGTAACTGCGGCGCAGCAGGCGATGCTCGGCAGAGATCACCGTCGCTCTGTTCACGATCGCCTCGTCATTGACCGACACGAACGAGACGTACACGTCCTGACCGTCGAGCAACTGCATCATCGGATCGTCCTCCTTGTGGCACTTGTTGTGGTCTGTAGTCTATCGTCCTTCTTCGCCCTTGCGCTTCCGTTTTTTCGCCGCTCGCTTCCGCCGCCGCATCTCCTCCAGTTCGCGGACGGCGGCCTGGGCGACCCGGTTCTGGGCCTCGACGGCGGCCTCGCGGCTGGCGAGGCCGGAATCGACGAGGAACGAGAGCCAGCCGGCTTCGTAGTCGGTGATTCTGTTGGTCATCAGCAACCGGACATGGCTGCCCGCTCCTCGATGTGGTGCGCCAGTTTTGAAATCTCCTCGTCGCTCCAGTTCGCCGCCCCGGACGCCTTGATGCCTCGAAGGGCATCGCGATCCGCGACTGGGCCGAAGCCGCCGCGTGCCATCGGCACTTCGTGTTCCTGCCATTTGTTGAACACGACGGCATTCCTGCCGTCTATGATCCGCACCTCGGTGTTTCTGATCGTCAGCATTTCGCTCTTCTTCATCGTCCTCTCCTCGTTTCGCCGCTCGGGGTTTCTACGCTCCGGGGTGGCGGCTGGCCGCCGGGGCGCGGGGTTCACTTACGCTTCTTCGCAGCCGCCTTCTTCTTCGGCTGCTGCTCCACTGGCGTGGCACAGCAGAAGTCTGCCGCGTTGACCGCCAGGATCACCTCGTCGTCGCCACTCTCGCCCGTCTGCTGCCAAGCGCAGCACTCCTCGCTCCAGATTTCCGAGTACCCTGCCGGAATGTCCTCCGCGTAGACGCACAGCATCCGCCGCCGCGCCATCGCGTTGACGATTGCCGCGCAGTCGTGGGTCGTCAGTTCAATCGTCTTGCCGTTCGCCAGTTTGCACTGGAGTTTCGTCGTCGTCGTCACCTTGCTAGCCATCTTCGCTCTCCTCTGGTTTCGCCGGCCGGGGCTGGCTGGGGTTCGGGTTGCTACGATCTGGGGTCACGCACTGGCTGCGGCAAATCCTTCGGCCGCCAGCCAAGTCTCCTCGGGGATGTTCGGCCGCATGCTCTGGTTCTCCATCACACGCACATGCTCGCCAGCCGCAAACATCGCCTCGCGCACGGTCTGGTAGTTGCCGACGAGCCGGCCGTCGCAGCCGACAGAGATGTAGCCGCTCGTCGGGATCATCTTGAACTCGACCGTGTGATTCAGAACCTTGCAACTGGTGTACTGGGTCATCGTTCTCTCCTCTTTCTCTAGGTTTCCACGATCCAGGGGCCACGACGGCCCGCTCCATGCCCCCGTGCCGGTTTCGCCGGCCGGGGGTCGGGGGCGGGTCGGCTAGGCGTTGTAGTCTGTTCCGCAGCATGTGCAGACACTAACGGCGCCGCCGCGCTGGACGTTGATGCCGGCAGCGTCGATGGCCGGCGACTCACACTCCACGCAGGCCGGGCAGTAGGCCGACCCGTCGAGCCAGTACCAATCTCCCGCCGCCATCGCAGCGGCGACGGCATCGGTGGCGTCTTCGATTGTTTTCGTGCTGCTCCTGTCGATTTCAAGGCCGTTCACCGTGGAAGAGTAAGTCCACGACCGGCTCCCAACCAGCATCCTCGCAGCGTCTTCCACGGTCGCCGCGCTGCTGCGGACGTTGTTCAGTTTCAGTTCCATCGTCCCTCTCCTCGTTTCGGGTTCCCCCGCTCGGGGGTCTGTAGTTTCGCTCAGTCCACGCCCGCCGGCAACGTGCCGGGCGGGGAAGCCATCAGCCGGCGGGGCAGCAGTCGCCCCAGTATTCCACGAACGCGACGATCTCGTCGTTCGCCAACCCCTCGGCCACAAGCCGGCGGGCCGACTCCAGCGTGATGCAGTCGTGCGAGACGAGAAGGCCGCCAAGGGCGGGGTAGTCGTGTTCGCAGTAGGCGATCCAGTCGAGCGCCGGGTCGGCGGCCTCCAGGTCGTCGAGGTAGTCGAAACTCTCGGTCGAGAGCGGCACCCTGCCCGCCTCGGCGCAGTCCATGTAGAAGGCTTTCACGGCTCCCATCGTTCACTCTCGTTTCTACGTTCGGGGTTCTCGTTCCTACGGTCGGGGCCAACGCGCCCCTGCCTTGTGTCTCGGTCAGTACCCAACTCTAAGCATCGGCACAGCGGGTGTCAACTCCACAATCTTTCCGCCGCGATCCGACCCGTCGCACCCTGTACGGACGGGCGACGAGGCCCGGCACCCGCGACCGCCGCCGGCCGGCAACGTGAAGCACCGCATAGCCGCCGGTGCCGTAGGCCAGGAGCGTGACCCGCCCCCGTGCCGTCTGCTCGACGGCCACCAGGGTGAACACGCCGCGGGCGGCCATGCTGACGCGCTCGCCGTCTGCCAGCCGGTAGTAGGGGCCGCCGGCCACGCGAAACTTGTCGCCAGGGACGAGGGTCACGCGGGGGCTGAGTTGGTAGCCGGTCATGCGGCACCTCCTCCGACGCGAGCGTCGAGCCGCGGGCCGCCGGTTTCCATGTTCCAGGCGGCCGTGGCCTTGCAGGCCGCCACCGTCGAGGCCGATCCCAGGTGGCCCTCGCTGATCACCTCGCCGGTCGCCGTGTTCGTGATGACGCCCGACAGGGTGTACCTCGGAAAGAACTCGCTCGGCTGAATCGCGAACCTGTAGGTGCAGCAGCGGGTGCTGCCCTCGCCGGTTGCGCCCGTCTTCGTTTTCGTCCACTTGATCGTCATGTTTCCACCCTCCGGGTTGTCACGCTCGGGGCCGGCGCTCGCCTGCCTCACGCATCCATTGTCCCATGCTTGTCAACGTACAAAATACAGGTGCCACTTACTGCGTCAACACTAGGGCTAGTGGTGGACGAGTGTTCAATCGGCGGCACCTCGCTGGCACGGGGCCGCCTCACCGAATCGTCCACTCCGCGAAGCCGCCGGGCAGCGTCGGCGTTTCGTGCGCCGGCACCATGCCCTTAAGCGCACAGATCGTCGTGATGCCGCCCTCCCAGTGGACGCGCAGCGTCCGCGAGTAGCCGGCCTCGCCCGTGTACGGGCGACCGTAGTCCCTCGCATAGCCGCAGGACTTCCGGTCTGGCGCGAAGACCGCCACGATGCCGGCCGCGATCCGCTCGGCCCGCGTCATCGCCGCCCAGGCGGCGTGGCGGGCGGCACGGTTCTGCCGAATCTTCGACACGGCGTGGGGGGTGTAGCCGGTCATGCGGCACCCCCTTCCGTCGCGATCTTGATCGCCCGCTCAACCTCGTCGGCCGCCTCCAGCAGGAGGTTGATCCCGTCGCCGTCGAAGTGGCTTCCGCAGGCCGATGCCTGCCGCAGCGTCGGCAGAATGAACTGGAGCGCCTTCAGCATCTCGGGGCTGGCCGCGATCAGTCGGGCATTCGCCTCGATAACGTCGTGCCGCTCGTCATCGTCGGGGTCGCCGGCATCCGGCACGTTGCAGATGCAGGCATCGCCGGCCGCCAGCACCTCAAAATCAGCATCTCCCCAGGCATGAATCGTCCAGGGGCCGGGGGTATGGGTTGCAGTTGTCATCTCTCGTTCCTCCACTCGGGGGTGCTTCTCGTTCCGCCGGCCGGGGCAACGTGCCGCCGGCCGGGCATCGTCAGTCACTCTGGCGACCGCCAGTTCTCCTCCTCCATGTCCATCGTGCCGCTGGGCAGCGGCGTCATGTTGCTCAGTTCGCCTGCCACGGTCGTGTCGTATGCCTTCGCCATGCCCATGAACTCCACCATTGCGAGCCGCCGCACCTCGGCCGGCGTGGTGCCGGCCGGCACCTCCAGGGTCACGCTCGACCGCAGGTAAACGTCCACCAGCACCGCGCTCGTCTTCGTCGCACTCATCGTTTCCACGCTCCAGGGGTTCTCGGGTTCACACACTCGGGGGCCACGACGGCCACCGGCTCGACGCCACCCCGCGGGCAGGCGGCGCCGTGCCGGGGGCCGGCTATTCGTCCTGCTCGACGCCAAACGGCTCGACCATGAAATCGATGCCCGCCTCGGTGTTGTCGAGCATCTCGCGAAACTTCGCGACGGCCGCGGCCTTGATCACCTCCAGGCCGGCGTCGGTGCTTGCGTCGGTGCCACGCGGCACCGTCACGCACACTCCCGTCTCCATCCACACATCGAACTTGGGCATCGTCTCGTTTCCTCGTTCCGGGGGGCATCGATCCGCGGGAGCCGGCAACGCGCCGGCTCCCGTTGGTACGGGCGGGGGTCAGGCGATGCCGAAGAGGCGGCGGAAGGCCGCATCGACGGCCGGCATCTCCTCGGGCAGCGGGTACGGGTAGAACTTCGGGCCGGGGGCGAATGCCGCGACCGGCACGATGTTCGCGAGGTAGTCGTTGTTTGCCTGCGACCGCACCCATGCTTCAAAGGCCCGCGCCATCACCTCCTCGGGCAGCGACCAGTACCGGCCGCTCCGGGTGCGGTCGGCTTCGATGCTGCGGTTCTTCAGCGCGGCCGGCAGGGATCGGAGAGCCTGCCGCACCTCGCCAGCGAGGCACTGCGATGCGAAGCCGCCCAGGCCCGCGGCCTCGCCGGCAACGTGATCCCAGGCGTGGAACCATTCGTGCGCGAGGCATCCGGCCCCGTTCGTCTTCGTGAGGTTGATCACCCGCCGGCCCGGCTCGTAGTGGGCAGCGGCTTTGCCGTGGCCGCGGGCGCCGAATGCGAGCGCGAGCCGGCCGCCGAAGGTGAGCGCGTCGGCCGCCAACCGCACGACCCCGGCGAGGTCGAGCAGCGCGTCGGTGGCCTGATTCAGGCAGGCGGCCCGGTCGGTCTGCCAGTTGCCGAATTCGACCCCGTAGGGGCGGAACGTGGCGAGGAACGATTCCGGCGTGGCATCGACGCCGCCGCGGTGATCGACACCGACGCGGGGGCGGTTGGTCGTGCCGCGGACCTTGTCCTCGGTGACGTTACCGGCCTCGCGGGCGGCCTCCCAGGCGGCCGACAGGATCGCGACGGCATCGGCCTGCCGGCGGAAGGCGAGCGCCTCGTCGCGGGTCGCGAACTCCGCGAGCCGGCGGTGCGCCCGGTCGCCGTCCTTGCAGGCGAAAATGCATCCGGTCGAGCGGTCCATGTACCATGAGAACTGGAGCGGCTTCCGTTGCCGCGCACGGGGGGTCGCCGTTTCGCCGGCCGGGGTCTGCCGCGGGCCGCGGGCCGCGGCGCGGTCCTTCGCCGCGCCGCCGATCTTGCGGCCAAAGTCTCCGATGGTGCCGATGGCTGTCATCTCTCGTTTCCTCTCTCTGGGTCAGGGTTTCCACCATCCGGGGCCGCCGGCAACGTGCCGGCGGCTCGTTTGTCTGGGCTTGTGTCCTAGCAGATCGGCTCGGGGCCAAGGCCGACCGCGATGCCGACCGCCTCCGCGATACTCCGCGGCGACGGCAGCGGAGCGTGACCCATGACCGCGGTGTACGTCTCGCGGTTGCCATGATGGATGCAGGCCGCGGTGAACAGGATGCCGCGGCGCAGGTCGCGGGGGATCGTGCGCCACTGGGTGCGGGCTGCGATGGAGGCCCGCACGACGCGGGCGATCCGCATCATCCCCTCGGCAACGTGTTCGCGATCCACGACCCGCCGCACGAATGCATGGTTGGCCTGCGAGAGTCGCAGCACCCTTCCCGCCCCGCGGCTGGGCAGCAGGCCAGGAACCGCGACCAGCGGCAGCCACGCATCGCCGGGGTGACCGTCCCAGGCCGCCGGCACGGGCGACGGCTCGACGGGCCGCGGTGCCGCCGCCGGCCGGGAGGCTGCGACCAGGGGCCGCAGGCGGGCGGCCGTGGCCTTGATCTCGCGGTTCGTGTCCTGCGTCATGCACAGGAACCGCGACCGCCCGCGACCGTCGAGCCGCCGCAGCACCGTCACCGGCGCCAGCCGGCTGCCGACCTTCACGCGGTATTCGCCGCCGATCTGAATCTCATTCTGTCGCATCGCATCTCTCCTCGGGTTGTGGCCGGTTTCGCCGGCCGGGGTTGTAGTGGGTTGTGGGTTATGGGGTCAACGGATCACGCAGGAGTCGAGCATCTGCCCGTGCGAGAATGCATCGTCGGCAACGTCCGACCCGTACCGGGCGACGAGGTCGCGGGCCGCATCCATCGCGCGCCGCACGTTGCAGGCAACGGAGGCCCGGTAGAACCGCAGGCAGAGCAGATCGTAATCGTCTGCCGGCCGGGGCCGCAGCCCCATCGAATCGGGATAGTGAATGAGTTCCATCGTCGCGTTTCCTCTCTCGGGGTTGCCATGATCCGGGGCGACCGTCGCCCGCGGTAGGTGAATCATAGCGGTGTCATCGGCAGTGTCAAGCCTAGGGAAACAGGGGAAAACTGAACCTTACGAAGATTACAGGTTGCCACGGTCGGGGGTTCCGCCGGTTTCCGCGGACGGGGGGTCGGGAAATCGCTGGCGGTTCCGCTCGGTCACGCGAACGTGCCGCACATCGACGCTTTCCAGATGCAGCACTACCTCGGTGCCAGGGAGCCAAAATCGCACAACTCCGCGGCCCGTTTCAGAATCGATTTCATAGTGGGTTTTCACGCCCCACATCATCTCCAGGAATTCCATCGCGCCAGTGAATGCGGCGGCATCGTCTGCCGTGAATTTTCGTTTCATCGCTCGGGTTCTCCTCGGGTTTCTACGCTCGGGGTTTCTACGTTCGGGGGTTGCCCGTTTCTACGCTCGGGATGCACTGGTTTCTACGGGCGGGCCGCACCTGCCCAGGTGACGAGCGACGGCGGGCCGGCTCCCTCGGTGCGACGGCGGGCCGCACCTGCCCAGGTGACGAGCGACGGCGGGCCGGCTCCCTCGGTGCGACGGCGGGCCGCACCTGCCCAGGTGACGAGCGACGGCGGGCCGGCTCCCTCGGTGCGACGGCGGGCC